ACTGCGCCGGCTGGGCACTGTGCGTGGACAACGACTATGCGTGGCAATCCGCAGTCAATCTCGCGCTGGTCGCAAGCGGCATCAACTGGCATTGGTTCGATCCCACCAAGCGCGCACCGATTGATCTGGTGAACGACTACCCGAGCGGGATCGCATGGAACAATAACGGTGGCCCTCCATCGGTACAGGAGGTGCAGAACACGTCATTCAACCTGACCCTTGCCAACAGCACCGGATCGCCGGTCACTGTCGCAGGCTGTGGCTTGAATGCGCAGTTTCTCGGCCTGACCGTAACGGACAGCGTGACGGGCGGCGTCTTCTACCTGATCGGCGATCCGGGCGATGTGATCGTACCGGCCAATGGCACCGCAACAATCCAGCTTCTCGATTACCCCTTCGGGCCGAACGCCTTCCCGAGCGGCACGCCGCAAATTTCGTACACCAACGGCCAGGTGCCAGGACAGACGGGGCCGGTGCCGACCGGCATCAGTGTCCAGGGAAGCTACCAGAACATCGTTGTCGCCAGCGGATGGTCGATTCAGTCGGGGCACATGGCCTGCCTTGTGAATATCGTGGCGCTCGCAACGGGACATCCCTATTTCATCATGGAGCAGCAGTTCGAATGCAACGGCGGCTTCATCGTTGCGGACGACACCTCCACGACCTTCGGTGCCACCACGCCGCACCTGATCGCCTTCAATGGCGCGCATCGCTGTCTGGCGTGGCAGACGCGGAGCATCTTCTTCGCACGGCAGTTGTCGCCCACCACTGCACCAGGATGGCTACAGGCCAAGGCGGTGCCTGCCCACTTCTATGAGCAGTGGCTGACGGATTCTCTCTCGTCGATTGCTGCCAACCAGTTGTCGCGGACGGTCTATTACATCTTCGACGACCACTATAATTCATGCTGCGGAACAGATGAGGGGGGCAACGGCTACCTGTACCCCATGTGGCAGCTAGACTACGTCCACTGGACTCACATGTGGATGTGCTCGCAGGACAGTCGGTGGCTGCCAGTCATCCAGTGGGACATGAAGAATCTCTATTCGCGTCTGGGCGACGACGGGACGGGCACTCCGAACGGCTGGGTGGGCCTCGGAGGCGTTGGAGGAGGCTATCAGTTCACCAACTACTTCTTCCCGCTGTGGCCCCCTGACGCCTTCTCTGGTGGCGGAGGCGACTGGCATGTCTTCTTCCCCTACGGCATCGCCTCGGCGACCTGGACCGGGGGCACGCTGACCGTCACCACGAAAGACCCGACGATAGGGGTCAATGTCGGCTCGGTCTTCATGATCACCATCTATGGTGCAGACCAGGCAGGCTACAACGCGGCGAACGTTGTCATGACGCTGACCGGCGCGAACACCATGACCGCTCCGCTCGCCGATCCCGGCGCCGCAACGGCAACTTCGACGATGAAGGTGACGTTCGGCGGGACGACGATCAACGTTTCATCGATCACCTGGTCATCTGGAATCGCGACGCTGACGACCGCGACGCCGCATGGGCAGGCAGGGACCGTGACGGGCACGGTGGCGAACGCATGGCCCTATAAGTACAACGGCGCCCAGACCATGACGGTCACCGGCTCCAGCACGCTGACCTATCCGCTGGCGACCACCAACTTCTTCACCGGCCAGGCGGCAAGCGCTTCACTGTTCTACAATCCCGCAATGGCTCCCGGATATTCCCCGGTCTACAACTCCTTCACCAACTACTGGACATACTGCATCAGCCGCGCCTATTTCGAGACCGGCACGCCGAACGGTCCAACTTTGACCGACGCGTGCGACCCGACGCTTCCGGGCGCGAACTTCGACTATTACACGCTGTTGGAACAGGCGCTCTTCGGCTTCATCCAGAACGGAGCATCCGATCCCTCGGGATGGGCGCCGCAGATGAGAACGGCGATCAATGCCGGTATCCTCAAAGGGGGTTCAAGACCATGGAAGCGGTGCATCGCGGGTCCCAGCTCCTACGTCGGCCCCGGCGATGTGGTTCCCGGAGCCTCATGGTGGGGCGGCCTTCGGGCCTACAATGCTGCGGCGGCAGCGGCCGGTATGACGGCGATCACACTGCTGCGCGCGAGTGACAGCGCGACGATGGACATCCATGTGCTCTCCGACGGCTCTCTCGACGTGGCGACCGCCGCGACATTCCTCGCCAGCACGACCGGCGTCGTCACGACGATCTGGGACCAGACCGGGCACGGGAACAACGTCCAGTCGATCGTGGCGAACGATCAGCCGTTCCCGTTCGTCCTCAACGCCAAGGGAAGCCTGCCGGCCATGCAGGGTGACGGCGTGCATTACGTCGGCGCCACGGCGACCAATGCGGTGACGGTAGGGACCGGCTATCCGTCGATGGCGATGGTTGCGCAGCCCGCCGGCTCCAACGTCGGCGCGCTGCTCGAGATACGGGACCAATTGTTCAACTTCAGTTTCAGCGACGTGGGCGGCACGCAGGCGCACATGTATGGGGGCAGTTTCCTCCAGGCGAACTGCGCGGATGGCGTCTGGCACTCGGCTCTCGGCGTGTTCGGCCCGAGCGCCATCGCGACCATCGATGGCGTGGACACGACCGGCAGCACCGGCTCGACGCCTTCGAGCGGCGTCGCCACCGTTGGCGTGGGCTGGAACGGCGGCGTCGAACCGTTCGATGGGCTGTTCGGCGAGGTGGGCGTCTGGGGCAGCTACGCCTTCACTCCCACGGACCGGGCGAATCTCTACGCCAACCAGAAGGCGTACTGGGGCACGGCGTGAAGCATTGACAAACGGAACAGGCTAGTCCATGGGCGGAACATGGCCAGTGAATATGAGTTCGATCCCATCAGGTTCGGCAGCCGCCTGAGAGAGGCCGTGGCCAAGCGGGAATTGACGATCCGCGGTGCCGCCGAGGCGATCGGCGTGTCGCAGACCACGCTCCACCGCACAATGCACGGCGGCGTCCCGAACGCACGCAACTACGCGAAGATGAATGCCTGGATTGAACGACCGAAAGGGAAATCGTGATGCCGCACAGCTATATCAAGTTCCCCCGAGCGCACCACGACATCGAGCCGTGGTATTACCTGACCGATCTCTATGCCGCATACGGTTTCCCGCGCAATCTGCCGGGCGGCGGCATCATCGGCATCGGCGAGCTTGGCGGCGGCTGGGTTCAGTCCGACATGGATGACTTCTTCAGGCGCAACAGATTGCCATGGCCGTCGATTACCGATGTATCGGTGCGGGGCGCGATCAACAACCGTGATCCATCTGACGACGCCTCTGGCGAGGTGACGCTGGATGTCCAGATCGCATCCAGCGTCTACAGCTATTGCACCGGCAAGGCCGCGATGGTGCGCATGTACTGGGCACCGAACGACGACACCGCTATCCCCGACGCGACGAAGATGGCGGCAGCGGACGGCTGCGATGTCATGTCGTGGTCCTGGGGCGAGGACGAGGCACGTGCAGGCGCAGGGTGCCAAGCGATGGAGACCGTCGCAGAGGCGGCGACCGCAGGCGGCATGACGATCACGGCGGCGGCGGGCGACAACGACTCCTCGGACGGCGGCCCGACGCCGGCCAACGTGGACTCCCCGGCCTCTTGCCCTCACGTCCTGGCCTGCGGCGGCACGCGCATGCCGCGCAACGGCCCGGAGACGGTCTGGAACAACGCCCCCGGCAACTCGGACGGCGATGGCACCGGGGGCGGCTTTTCCAGCGTGTTCCCGATACCGGCGTGGCAGGCTCCCTACTTTTCCGGCAAGACCGGCCGCGTTGTGCCGGATGTGGCGGCGAACGCCGATCCGGCGACGGGCTATGCGATCGTGAGAAGGAACCGTGTGGAGATCATGGGGGGCACCTCGGCGGTGGCGCCATTGTGGGCCGGGTTTATTGCTGCCTGCGGTCCCAAGCGTGGCTTCATCAATCCCAAGATCTGGGCCAATCCCGCCGCGTTCATGCAGGCGATCGCTGGGGACAACGGCCTGTATTCGCAGCCACCGGTCCCTGGTCCCTGCTCCGGCATGGGACGGCCGATCGGCGACCAGTTCGCAGCGTTGCTGCTAGGAGCCTGACATGAGCGGAACCACTACGCCTGCACCACTGATCTCCAGCAGCCCTGCCAATCAGGCCACGGCTGCTGCCAGCAATGTGGCGGCTGCGGCGGTCATGACCATCTTGATCTGGGTCACCACCGCATTTTTTCATGTGGACATACCGTCCCAGGTGGCGGTGGCGATGGGGTCTTTGGTCGGCATGGGCGTCCACTGGGCGGTGCTGAAATACGGGATACCGACACCGCCATGAGGCACCTCGCAGCCGTCGTCGCCGCCATGATGGTCTCGACTGCGTCGGCGCCATCCCACGAGATTGTGGAGGTCATGCCAGGCTGCCTGTCCGCCTGGCGTGAGCTGCCGGTGCCGGAACCCGCCGGCAGATACGTGATGACCTACGAGGCAAAGATCGCGGCCCCGGTGGGACTTGTGCGGATTGTTGCGGCAAACGGAAAGCCTGTCGCGACCCTGCAATCCGGCGATGACCGCGTGTGGACCTGCGACTGGCCGACAAGGCCCTCTCCTGGTTCTCCCCCGGACAGTTGAGAGGCAAAGTCCCATGCGCAATATCGTCCTAACTCTTGCCGCCGTTGTCGCGCTCGCCGGCTGCACCAATCCCCAGCCGATCACGAACCAACCGGGCAGCGCGCTCCTGAACACGGCCGAGAACACGCCGGCCGGCAAGGTGTTCATTCAGGATGCGCTCGACACCGGATACAATCTCAATCAGGCGGTGACGATCGGCGTGCTGCCCGCGACCGATCTCGTCGTCGGCTGTGTCAATGACGAGCTGACGAAGCTTGGCTTCGACCCCGCGACTGGCGCGCCTCTCCCCGGTCCTGCTGTCAAGTCGTTCGTGCCGAAGATCGGCGGTGTCGGGTCGTTTGCCTCCGTCGCCTACATCGACATCCATCAATTCCAGCAGGCGGGCGGCCTGTCGATCCCAGACCCGAGTCCTGCCTGCTTGGCGGTAATCGGATGGATACACTTCCAGGCGCTCAAGGCGGCAGCGCAGGGCGGCATCAGTCTCGTGGCAGGTCCGGGGCTGTCTTCGATCCTGAACGGCCTGGCCGGCGGTGGTCTTGGCGCGGTCATCGGCCAGTTGCCGAAGTTGCCATGAGTGCTGAGCATCCAGTCGGGGCTTGGCGTCAAGCCGGCTGGTTTCGAATGACCAAGCGCGAGCAGGAGCTGGAGCATGCAATCTCTTACTGGCTAGATGGCAGTCGTAAATCGGCCGAATTCATGAATTACGTAGCGGCACTAATCCGTGAATTGCACACTTTGCCAAAGAGGGAAGCATGAGCGCGCTCGATCCCGAATATGACCACATCTGGGCTGAGTATCAGGAAGCCTCCCGCGCCAAGGGCCGCTACGGCGTGCCGCGCGGTTACTTCGACGATCCGGCGCAGGCGATGCAACTAGCGATCGACCTGCTGGCGGCAGTGCCGATGCCGGAGATGATGAACCCGATGCCTCCCCGCGAAGGCTTGGACGTTGGTATGGGCGCATACAAAGAGGCTGAGGCCCGGTTTCTTTTGGCGTGCGATGCGTGGATCGCAACTCGCCAGCCTCTCATAGCAAACGCCGCCGCGCACAAGAAGCGCGAAGCCGAGGAACGTGAAGCGCGGTTCCAGGTTGCCAATGCTGCGATCCATCTGGCGTGGCATATCCGCGCCCGCGCCCGACCTGAACGGTTGCTGACGCCGGAGATGCCGACCAAGGAGGACTGACCATGCCAGCGATCATCAAGGTGGCGGACGGCGTCACCGATGCGCGCATCCGCCGGTTCCTGCCGCCAGACCACCGGATTGCTGCCGTGCGGCCCATGGGAGATCGGCGTGAGTTGCTGATCGAAGGACCGATGCTGCCGAAGGATCAGACCGTCGAGGCGGTTCTGCTGAGCGGCATGACCGCCCTGGACTTCATATCGCGCGACAACTTCCAAGTCATTGCCTCGTGGCTGTTCGACGGCCGGCCAGACCCCGCAGGACGCACATGGGAGGTCGGCATATGGCCGTCGGCAGAGGCGTTCAGCGACGAGATGGCGAAGTTGGATGAGAACCGGCGTGCTGACCGTCATTGACCTGAGCCATTGGAACCCCGTCACCGATTGGGATGCCGTCGCTGCAAGCGGCGTCGTCGGGGTGCTGCACAAATTCAGCCAGGGTGCGGACGAGCGCGATCCAGCTTACGTCGAACACAAGGCCGAAGCGATGTCGCGCGGTCTGCTCTGGGGTCGCTACCACTTCGGCGACAACAGCAACGTATCGGCGCAGGTGGACAACTTCCTCGGCGGCTGGACGCCAGGCGAGGCTCTGGCATTGGATTTCGAGCGCGGCAACAGAACGATGCTGCTGACGCAGGCCAGGGCATTCGCAACGATGGTGCTCAACCGCACCGGCATCTGGCCACTGCTTTACAGTGGCTCGCTGCTCAAGGACGACGAGTATCTTGGCGGCGAGCCTGGCGTTCTTCTGCATTGTCGCCTGTGGCTCGCCGAATATGGTCCGACCGCTGTTCTGCCTCGGGGCTGGTCGTCCTACTGGCTCTGGCAGGACACCGACACTGGCTCTGTGCCGGGGATCAAAGGCAACGTGGACATCGACCGCTTCGACGGCGATCTGGAGACGCTGACGAAGGGATGGGCGGTATGAGCAAAGACGATGACTTTCTTCAAGCGCTAGATAGGATAGTTACGGAGCTATCCGAACGTCCTATCGAGATCGACGCTCGCCGCGTTCAATGGTGTTTGGATCATGACATCTCGCCATTTTGCTTGGTTGCTGATGGTGGCATTGAAGCTTGGCAACTTGTGACAGATAGGGAACTCGCGCAATGAGCGGCGGCACTGACACCGGCATCGACGGCAGCACCATCGACAGCAACGACTACGACGGCGGCCCGAGCGCCGATGTGAGCGCGTCAACGTCCACCGACAGCTACCTCGGCTATGCCCTTGGAATGTACGACGCAGGGCCGGGCGTCATCGGCGGCATTGCCAGCGTGATTGAGCAAGCGGCCCTGGATGTCGCGGCAGTCGCCGCCACGCCGCAGGGCTACGGCATGGGCTATAGCACCGACCCGAACGCTGCGGTTGATGTGTCTGCGGACGGAAATGACCTCGGCCCCAACTTCACCGCATTCGCTGAGGGAGACGAAATGGTCTCCGGCGCAATCGTCCTCGGTGCATTGGCCGCCGGCAACGGTCCACTGTTCATCGGCACTGTCAACGGCGCTCCGGTGATGAGCCTGGAGTGGCAGCCTGGATTGATTCAGTTCACAGTGAACGCGTCGGCCGCCTATCAGGACGTGGCCAACGGCAATGCCGGCGCGACGCTGGCGACGGAGTACACCGCATCGGGCTGGCAGCTCGTTGACACCCACAGCGGCGTTGTCATCGGCTCGCCGACTTTCCCCAGCAACACTGATGTTGCAACCGCTGTGTCCGAGGGGGCGATCGTCGCGGCGAATGCTGGCGCCTACCTCTGGTTTTCCGCTATCGGCAACACGCCGGTGATGAGCCTGGACGATTTTGCTCCCTATGCGGCGCCGTTCAAGATCGACGCATCTGCGGCAGCGGCAGACATACTCAAGGGCGGTGGTAGCGGCGCCCTCGTGGCCGTGGATCGTTTTGGCGGCGTGCCAGGAATAAGCCTTGTGGACTCCCACACCGCGATGATCGTGGGAAGCGAGGCAACCTCAAGCAGTGGCACTTAGTGGGGGTGGAAGCATGAGCGAGACCCTATTTACGCCCGAGCAACTAGCGGAGTTCGAGCGGCGATTACCAGAAGTCCTGCGCAAAGTGGAAGAAGACCTCAAGCGATGGCGCGAAGAGATGGCGGTTGATCGCGATCTGCTTGATCTGCCGGTGACGATATGAAAACGCTCCTTATCCTGCTGCTCTTAGGCGCCTGCACGGCGGCGCCGCTGTCGTCCGACCCATCGGACAGTGTCTGGCTTGGCGGCCCTACGGCGGCGTGCCAGGCGCGCGTCGGTGCGGATGGGCAGGTCGGGTGCTGATCCTGGTCGCCGCCTTAGCGACCACGCCATCAATCGCCGACCGCGAGAACTTCGTTCGATGGGCGCGGTGCGAATACGTGGCCGGCGTGTTCACCTATGCGCAGATGAAGCTCGTGACCGGCGCCGACTGGCCGCATTGGTATGCGCTTCTCACTGAAAATGGCACGGCGGACTGCCCTTGGGATGCGTTCAGATGAGAGGGATACCAGTAGACATTTCCGGCAGACGTTATGGACGCCTAGTGGCCATCGAGCGGCTTGGTTTCAGGAAAGGTGAGGCGCTATGGAAGTGCCTGTGTGATTGCGGGACTTCAAGAATTGTTCCGCTGCGATGTCTAAGAGGAGGCATTTCGTCATCCTGCGGCTGTCATCGGCGAGACAGAATGAAGGCGCTTGCCTTTCGTCATGGGGAAACGGGAACGCCAACTCATAGATCGTGGTCTTCAATGAAGCAAAGGTGCACCAATCCAGCAGTTATATCGTGGAAGTATTATGGCGCCAAAGGGATTAGGGTATGCAACAGATGGAATGTATTTGCTAATTTTCTTGCCGATATGGGAGAAAGACCGCCGGGGACTTCTCTAGAGCGTCTAGACAATACCCGTGACTATTGCCCCGAAAACTGCGTGTGGGCTACTCCTCAACAACAATGTAGGAACAAGCGGACCAACCGCTTGGTGACCTATGATGGGCAAACCAAGCCATTGGCACAGTGGGCAGATGAGGTCGGGATAAACAGGAAGGCCCTTGCTGCCAGACTAAAACGAGGGTGGACCTTAGAAAAAGCGTTCACAAGTCCGATCTGATCGTTCTTTACGGATTGTCGGGGCAACGGCAATCCGCCGTGCGAGTGGGAGGCGTTTCGGTAGTTTTCGGCGGCTTGTGCCCGTCGCTCCATTCGCAGACGCCATCGGCGTGCCATGTCTTGCACTTGCAGTGCGGGCAGTACTGCACCGTCTCTGTTGCCATCACTTCCCTCCCGCCGCCCGCCGGATTACGGCGGCGAAATGGTCGCATCCGTCAGCCCAAGTCCTATCAGCCGAAAACCACGGATTATTCCACTTGTCGGCTTCGCAAATCTTCGCCGCCTCTTCCATCCCCGCCGCGCGGGCCCGGGTAATTTCGCGGAGACGGCCCTCAGCAATTATGCCCATGGCGTAGGCTTCGTCCATCCATTTTTTAATCTCCGCCTCGAGCGAGGCGGTGCGATCGAGCGACGCCTTTAGATCAGCAGCCAAGGCGCGATGTTTTTCATACGGCACGAATGTACCGTCAGCGGAGGACTGATAATGCGGCTCCTCTGCTTCTGCTAATTCTGCGGCTAACTTCGTGCACTCCGCTTCGAGCGCGGCGATGCGGTCGGCGGCTTCTCTGAGCAGCTTACTGATGGTCAAACCGAGTGGAATGCCATCGTGTTGAACGGTGCGCAGCCGCTGGATCAGGTCATCGGTGTTGTCCATCCTATCCTCCATCCACGCGACCGGCCGCTCTCCGCAGCATTCCGACCGTGATTATCCCCGGTGGTTTGTCGTCTTCTGGCGCGCCATCATCATGCAGATCGTCCTCCCACCATATCATCTCGAAAGCATGACCATCTGGCAGTCCCTCAAGATCACCAGCGGCTTTTAGCACTTGGTCGCGCAGTTCGCGCAGTCTCTTGACCTCCGCACGAAGCACACGAAGTTCCATCTCGGGACTTATCGCTGTCATTTCCTCCTCCATCCACGCGACCGGCACGCCGCACAGCCCGGCGATCGTCAGCCAGTGCCAGCGTTTCACAACAGTCCACGAGCGTCAGCCGTAATATCGTCCCAACTCTTTTCCAGTTCTTCGAACACGCGAAATCGCTGCGGCTCAGAGAGATCGCTTTGTCGGACTTCTTCAATGAACTCATGAAACTCATCCCACGATAGCGCCGACAGCCGCCCCGCCGTCGCCAGCATCTGCTCGAACAGCTCGTCGAGGATGGTCATAGGCGGCATACCCTGCATTGAAGCCCCCGGAATAGATCGTGCTGGCGATATACGCACTCGATCCACCAGATCATGCTATCCTCCAGCGATGAAACGAGACGCCGCACATCTCCGCTGGGTCCGGTCCCTGCCGTGCTGCGTGCGCGGATGCCATGGCAGTCCGATCCAGGCACACCATGTCAGGTCGGCGGCGACGGCCGGAATCGGCCTGAAACCGGACGATCGGTCTGTTGTTGCTATGTGCCATGAACATCACCGGGAAGGGCATCAGAAGGGCTGGAAGTGGTTCGAGGCGACGTACCAGATCGATCTGGCGAGCGAGGCGGCGTTCCTGTCCAGAGCGTCGCGCATACCGATGCCGTGACGGCGGGGCATGCCGCTCGAGCGCGGATCAGCGCCTGGACGGTGCGCAGGGGATGCACGACGGTCTGCTGCCCGAGGAAGCCGTGCCGGAAGCAGGCGAGCCGGTATCCGCCAGAATGCCCCGGCGCGGGCTTCCTACGCATGCTGGGCGGGTTCTGGGCCTTCCCCCCTGGTGGGGTGCGGGGAAGCCGTCGGCGCCATCCTGCGCGTCCTGGGGCGGTTCTAGGCCCATGCGAGCCTCCAGAGCATCAGGAACAGTTCGGCGGCGGTCGCTGTGAGCAGGAGCGCGGAGAGGATGCCGCGAGCGGGGGCCAGATCATCGTCGTCGGTCACCGGGGGAACTCCCTAACTATCAGGTCATCCGGCAACGGCCGCACCTTGTCGTACTGCTTGGCGAAGAACGGCACAAATGACCGGGCGCACTGGTCACGCAGAGAGCGCATCCACGCGAGGTCCATCGGACGGCGATGCGGGCCGCTCTCACCGCCTGCAATGACCCAGTGAATCAGGACGGGCTTTCCTCGCGCCCACTCCGACTCACAGGCGGCGGGGATATCTATCGGGCCTAGCAGCGGCTCGCATGAGAGAAAACGAACCGCCGCTGGAACTGTATTGAGGATGGGGATGCGGCGGTTTGCTTCCTCCTGGTTCTCGACGGTGGTGCCGAACCATAAGTTCCCAGGCACATCGCCCTCCCACCAGACCGGCATCATGCCGGCGATATTCTGGGGACGTTTGGTCAACAGAAGCCAGTCCAGAGACGGCGTGGCGTCGATCATCGACCAAAGGTCAACGCGCCACTGCGGATCGACCTGATTGTCGAACACGTCCGCGAGGCTGCAACAGAACACGCGGCGGCGGACACCCTCGGCCTCGGCCCGCTTGTTCCACTTGAGCGGCTGTTGCCAGTAGGCGGCGGAAGTCCGGCGTCGAGGATGGTTGCCCCACTGGACTAGACCGCTGCGCTTGGACCATGTCTCGGCATAGCAGTTGTCGCAGGCGGGGCTAACTTTGGTACAGCCCACCCATGCGTTGAACGTGTGATCGGTCCACTCGATCTTGCTATTCTCAACCATCGCATGATCCTGACGCGTGCCTCGGCGGCTTTTCCATCGGGTTCTGCCTCAGCCACTCGACGATCGTCTCCACGATGGCGATCTGGCGGTCGGCGCGGGCCTTGCTCAGCGTGCCCCGGTCGATGAACTTCGGATAGACAGACCGACGCAGCTTCAACTCGCGCTCAAGCTCGGCGATGGCTTCCTTCGTGGTGACGGGGAACAGGTCGCTCATGTCGCCCTGTCCTCTGCATGCGCGCTGCGCCGGCCGCGTCTCATCCCGCCGATGCGGCCTATCTGTTCTCCCAGCGCAAGTCCTGCTTTGGTCGCGCGCACGAGCGGGATGCGCCTGTCCTCGTGGTTGGTCGCCAATTCGAGCAGATCGCGGCTGGTCAATTCCCGGATGTAACGCCAAGCCGTCCCGTGGTCCCGCTGGATGGCATCCGCGATCTGCGCCGTGCTGACCGGCTTGTTGCATGCCTCCCGCAGCACGAGCAGGTGGATCGTGCGCAGGTCGCGCAGCCTCGGGTCGCTCTCGATCAGCGCGCCGAGCGCGTCCAGGTTGCCGTTGCGTGGCATGTGTCATCCTCTCCTGTAGACGCTCAGGCGCGCGTGCTTCTGGTCGAACGCGACCTTCGCCTTGGCGAACAACTCCGGCTTCTCGACCTTCAACCGCTGCATCGTCTTCATCGCGCCCTTCACGGCTGTATCAAATATCGCCGCGCCCTGGGCGTTGAGCGGGATCGCTTCAAGGTCCCGCAACTGCGTCTCGACCCATGCCTCGTCGTCATCGGCCTGCGACTCCTGCTTCGCGGCCTTCGCTTTGGGCTTGAGCGCGATGAGCCAGTCAGGAGCAAACAATCCGTTCTTGCGCAGGAATTGCTCTATCGCCTCCAGCAGCAACGGACGCTGACCCGCTGGCATGCCTTCGATCGTCTGACGCTGCGCTTCCCACCACGCGTCGGTAATCATGGCCGTAGCCATAACGCGCATGAACTCATGACGGTATGCGGGCCAGTCCAATTTGTCGCCTTTCATCGGCACAGACACAGCGAGAATTATAGGGTCGTCTGCTGGCATCTTCTCGCCATCGCCGTCGTCGCCGGGCAGCGGCGGTTCCTCGTCCAGCACGGCGAGAATACGCGCGGCCTCCGGAAACGCTCGCGCCGCGCCGATCGCATCCTCGTTGTTCTCTGTGATCGTCGCCATCCAGTCGGTATTGTCATTCACCCCGTTCCACAACGCGACCAGATCGCGCGCAAACGCCACCGGATTGCGGTACGGCTCATTCATGACATCGCCATACTGATCGATCAGCACCGCCTCGAATTCGGGCGTGGACTCTGGTGGCGGCGGTTCCGGCTGACGCTGCGCCGTAGGCGGTTCCTCGCGCCGCCTGTCCGTGTGCGCCGCACCGGGATCGCGCCCCTGCCGGACCGGCTCGCGCGGATCGGGCTGCTCGTCCTCCGGCACGTCTGGTATGCCGTCCATCGGCGTCGCGGTGCCGTCGATCACCGTGCCGAAATCAAGCCGGTGTCCGCCTTCCTGCGCGTCCTCGATGCCGATGCCGGCGCGAAGCTCCGGGCACTTCGGCAGCAGCTTCGCGAGACGGCGCAGCACCGTCTTGCGTCCCATCTCCGGCGCATCGCGCACCCACGCGGCTTCGAGCCATGTGTTCGGGAGGCGTTCGCTTTTGTCCTCCGCGCGTTCCTTCGCCGCGAGCGCGGTGCGGTAGCTCTGGCTGCGGTTGCGGATGCCGAGGATTTCGGTCCACGACATGATCTCGAATTCCTCGCCCTCGTTGAGGAACTGCGCGATCGCGTAGCAGCCGCGCGGCGTCAGGCTGCTCGTGTCGAGGTCGATGTTCGGCTTGTGGCGGATGAACCGCTCCGATCCCTTCTCGTAGTCGAATACCTCGCCGGGGAACACGACGCCGGTCGCGATGTCCTTGATGAACCCGGAACGGAAGGCGAGCTCGACGTAGCCTGGATAGCCGATGATCAGGTTCAGGTCGTACCCCGCATCGACCCACTCACCCTTGACCTTCTTGCGGCGGGCGAACGGTATCAGATGGCTTTGCTGCAACACGGTGCCGGGCACCAGCCCGAGATAGGTCAGCGACATGAACGCGCCGAGGGACTGGCGCAGGTCGCACTTGTAGATCAGCGGCGTCTTGCTCGCCGCCTGGATGAACGCGCGCAGCATCGTCTCCGCGTTCAGGTGCTTCGGGATCGCGGCGTTCATAATATCTTTCAGTTCCTTCGTGTCGAACGCCTCGGCCAGACTGGTGCAGTCCTTCAGCTTCTTGAACCCGGCCTTCGTCGGCATCGTCGCCACGTTGTCGGCCTTTGCTGTCTCGCTCATTGTGAGTTCCTTTGGATTTCATTGATGATGGCGCGCTCAATCCAGGCTGACCTGGGTAGGCGACCGCGTAGTTTATCGATCTCCATCTTCAAGCTCGGGAGAAGGAAGATGATCTGTTGCTTCCGTTTTTCCTTTTCCGGCTTCGGATCGTCGAATGACAATTTCATCGCTTCATGCCCGGCAAGGTCTGCTCGGCGACCCACTCGATGCCCTGTATGGGAAGCGGCTTGCCGGTCTCGTCTCGCATCTTCCGTGCCTCGCTTATCTTGTCGGGATCAACCATCAGATAGGCGCGCGGCACTTTCTTGATGTCCACCACGCGCCATTTCCACGTCTGCCGGATGGATGCGACCGCGCCCATGATGCCGCGCACCCGACTGGTCTCTGCCGGGCGCGCCGCTGCCTCCCGCTCGGCCCGCGCGGCGATCTCGGCCTGCGCCTGGGCCAGCCGCTCGCGGTCCATCGCCTCGTCGGAGAACAGCCCGGCGGCTTCCTCCGCTTCCTTGGCGGCCTTCGCTGCGGCTTCCGCAGCTTCACGCTGCGCCTTGGCGATGTCCGCGAGCCGCTTTTCCTCGATCGCCCGTTTGCGCTGCATGAAATCGAACAGCACGGCCTGCACCGGGGTCAGCGCGGCGACAAGCACGGCATCGAACGCCTGATACCAGCCGTCCACCGCCGTGCCCATCTCGCGGATCGGCCGCTTGTGCTCGTCGTGCTTGCGCTTGGCGATGGAGGTCGTCTTGCCGGACAGCGACCGGGCCGTCTCGATATCGTCGGTGAACTTCTGCGCCGTTTCCTCGTCGCCGTCCTCGATGCGCGGATGCAGCGCCAGCGCATTCCTGAGCGACGGGATGATGATGTTGTCGCGCTGCTCGACGATCGGCTCGTTCTCGTAGTCGAGCCATTCCTTGACCTGTTCCCTGGTCAGCGGCGCGGGCGGCTCCGGCGCGTTGCTGCGTGCCATGTCATCCATCACGGTTTGCCCTCCAGGTATTGGAGGAACTCGCCCCACTGGCTCAGGACCTCCGTCTGCGGTTCGGTCGCGCCCTTCGGCATCGACGTGATCGTCATGGCCGCGCCGCTCTGCCTGCCGCGAAACCAGTCCAGCGCCTCGTCCACGGTCAGCCATTCGATCTCGGCCTGTAGTTCCTCGATCGTCATCGTCGGCGGGAGCGTGTCGTCCACCGTGTCCGCACCGGTCAGGATGCCGTTGGACATCATCGGCTGACCGTCTCGGCGGCGTCGGATGCGGAATGCCATCTCGGCCTTGTGCAGCAGCCCCTTGTCATCCACGAATAGCACGTCGCCGTTCTCGAAGGTCGCGCCGATGCACAGCCCGCCGGGCAGGTATTTGGTCATCCCTGTATAGTCCAGATATTCGATCTCGGTGATCTGCCGAGCCTTTGCGTCGATCAGATATGCTTTCATGTTGTCCTCTGTGGTGCGAAGTGTGGGATCAGTCGCCGATGCGAGATCGGCTTGGTCGGACTGAGGCATGGGTGATCCGGTTCATGCTGCCGCGCCCATGCCTTGACCGCGAGCAGCCAGTCGTACGTCGCCTCGTCGATGATGGTGCCCGTCCAGATGTCGGACACTCGCGGCGCGTGTGCGGGATCGTCATGCGGCGCGAACTGCTCGCCGTCCAGCACGGCCCACCAACCGATCTGATCGTGGTGGCAGATCATGGCCGGCACCTGCCAACCGCCGCGCACGAGGCGCAGCTTGAACCAGCCGGGCGACGGCGGCCAAATCAAGCGCCGCTGCGAGGGGGCATGCCGGTCGGTCATACCATGCGCCTCTCGATGAACAGTTCGTCTCTCAGATTGGGATTGGCATAGCTGTGATCGGTGAGGTACTTCTGCTTCCTCCACAGGTGCGAATAATTGGCGTCCATCAGGCTAGGCGGACAGGCAACGATGCCGAATAGAAAGTCGTCGCTATCCCGATCCAAGACGCGAGACTCCCACCAAGGAATACGGCGTCCTCTACCCGGATGCTCCCAGGGGCCGGTCATCGCGGCGGCTCCGGCAAAGGCATCCAGTGCGTCAGGTGCCAATCGACCGTCACAAGGCCACCATAGTCGCCATGTCCCAGGCGTATCCATCGCCTGCGGCCCACACAAACCGGCCGTTGGCAAATGCTGCTGATCCTACCCTCTTGCCGTCCGTGACAAGTATGGGAGCGACATCATCCTCAATCTGCGGCGCTGTCTCTATTGGCTGCCACACAACCTATCTCCCTTCCTTCGCAAATCCATTGCATGACATCCCGCGATTGTCAAATCCACGTTTTTGCGCGGTTGACACGGTTGTGCATCGCGGAGCATGATTCCGCCGTGGGAACGCCCCGCATATCCGCCGCCCGCCGCCGCGTCCGCGCCGTGTTCGCGGCCTGGGGCACATGCGCCGATGTCTGCCGCGACCTGGGCCTCTCCTACTGGACATGCGCGTCTTGGGAGCGGCGCGAGAAAATCCCGCAGAGATGGTGGCCGGAAATCGTGGCAAGGGCCAGACTGCGCGGCATCGACGACCGGCCGGCCCTGAGACACATCGTCAACGCCGTCATGAACCAAAGGACCAACACATGAGCGAATCGCAGCCTAAGCGCGTCGTGCGCGACCCGAACGCGTCCCTCGACTGGATGCGGCAGATACAGACCCAGCAGCGCGCGGGGGAGCACGAGAACTCCACGCTCCGGCAAATCTACAAGCGGGCGAAGAACTCCGGCGAGAACGTGGGCGCGATGCGCAAGGTCATCCGCATGCTGCGTTCGCAATCCCCCGAGGAGATCATCACCGAACTCCGGGACCAGATCGCCTACCTCCAGATGCGCCGGGTGGACATCATCCCCACCGACCTGTTCGACGGTTCCAACATGCCGATCACCGAGAAGACGGCGAGGGCCGACGACATGTGGGACGCGGGCGAGAAGGGCTACGGCGCGGGACGGCTCGGGGCGAAGATCGAGGATTGCCCCTACGATCCGGGCACCGAGCTGCACGTCGAGTGGATCAAGAACTGGCAGGCCGGGCAGGCGGCGATCGCCCGCGAGATGGGACCGGACGCCAAGGTGGCATCCGCGAGCCGGGGGCGGCCGAGGCGCGGCGACCAGGGCCGCATTCCCGGCACGGAGACGAAGCTACAGGCCCCCCGGAAGGCTGGACGGCCCAAGGGCGCGGCGAAGAAGGGCAAGGCCCCCAGCAAGGCCGGGAAGGGCGGCAGACGGGCATTGCCGGAGCCGGAAGTCCCGTCCGTCTTCAACTGAGGCGGCGATGCGCGGCCAGTGGCTCTGTGGCGAGTGCGGCAAATGGGTGTCGGACGAGCATGTAGATCACGTGCACCTACACTTTACGCCCAATCCGATCGAGTGGCAGATCAATCCTGCCAAGCTGCCACAGGAAGCCGGCATGCTGACGTTCACTGTTTATCGTCGCAAGCTGGACGATCCGTGGAGACCGCCAGATGCCGCTTGACCAGTCCTTGCCGGCGCTCCGCCTGCCTGAGGGCGGGACCTTGGCCCTCGATCTCGCCTCGATTACCGGAGTCGCCTACGGGCGCGAGGGCATCGACCGCAAGCCGTGGTTCTGCGAATGGCACCTGCCACGTATCGGCGGCGAGGGTGCGCGGTATGCGTCGTTCGAAAATGAGTTGGCGACCGAGATAGACCGGCTGAAACCGAGCGCGCTCCTGCTGGAATCCACGCTGCCGCTGCCTGCCATGAACAACTACCACGCGGCGGCGCAGCAGTTCGGTCTACGGGCCATCGCCTACAGCGAGGCGTGGCGCGCGTCGTGCTTGCTGTCGGAGGTGGACGTACACACCGTCCGGCAGGAAGTGCTCGGTGCCGGGCGGCTGATGAAGCGCGAGGAAGCGAAAAAGCTGGTCGTCGCCTGGTGCCACAAGCGCGGCATGAAGGTGCCCAGCCACAACGCCGGAGACGCCGTGGTGCTCTGGTATTGGCGGATGATGCGCATGACCGGCGCGCAGCCTGTGGCCGGTCCTCTGTGGAGGGACGCATGACGAAGGATGATAAGATCGTCACTATGACTTTAACCATCCGCGCCAACTGCGGAGGAGAATGGGAGGATGGGACGCCATGTGGTGCGTGTGCGCATTGTATCGATACGGCCCCACGGGGAGCCAAGATGCTTGGCGCGCTCATATCAAGTGCTAGCTATGAAGCCAAATCACGCAACATTGCCGAGGCATTTTCCAAGAAGCATCCGACCATCATGATGTCGTATCACCAGTGGCTCGACCTGATCGAGATGATCGAGCGAGCCGACAGTGATCTTGATCTGTGACCGCCTTCGCCGCCCTGGTGTGCGCCGATTGCGGCGACGCGGAGATCGTCAGCGTCCGGCCCGGCAAGAACGGGATGCGGTTCGAGCAGATGGTCGTCACGCGGGAGGTGCCGGATGTCGCATGGTGCCTCGCGTGCTGCGTGCGCCATGGCTGGCTGCTGCCATTTGTTCCTATGGAGGTTCCACATGCCGTTTGACCCGTATCCGCCGCTCCGCACAGATGACCCCGCGACGCTGATCGAGCTCGGCATCGAGCGCATCGCGACGCCCGACAGGTGGTGCAAGCGCATGTGGCGGTCGATCGATTCGACGCAGTGGTGCGGCGTCGGAGCGGTCATGGCGGTCGGTGAGGCTGATGTCATGATACCGCACAATGCCGCCGACCTGGCGGGTTTCTGGATGGCGGAAGCGGCCATTCGACGCGGCTTCGGCGGCTTCGTCCAGTTCAACGACGCGCCCGAGACGACGCACGCCGACGTGCTGGCCTGCATGCGCGAGGCGGCCGAGATGGCGAGGGCCAAATGACCCGTTTGCCTTCCGCGCGGGACGGGATTATGAGTCAAAACGCCCCCAGGCGGTGAACCTGAGGGCGTTTCGTAACTTCGCGCTGGAGAGAGCGCGCCAGATGTGTCGTATGCCGGTGAGCAACGACACGGCACAAATGGCACGCTTCCCCCAGCAATGCAATAGGGGACGCATCCGTGCCAGAACAGGATTCACAGAACTTTGACACAACCCCCGATCCAGACTGGACGCCGCGCGAGTCGATAGCGGCTTTCCTCCGGTGGGGCCGAGATGCCTTCCCGACCTCGGACCAGGCGGCGGATGCGCTGCTCAAACGGTTGGAATACGACGGGTTCGAGATTGTCCGAAAACGCCGCAGTATCAGCGCCTTACACATCGACTTTGACGCCAAACGCCGCCAGTTTCTAGCCGTGTTCCGCGCCATTCTCGCCGCCGATCCTGGCCTCGCCGCCGAGGAACGCGCCGCCACAGTCAACGCCATGCGGCAAATGATCGAGATCGGGGGGCGGAGCAATGGCTGAAACGTCAGCATGGATGCCGATCTATATCGGTGATTATCTGGCTGACACCATGCATCTAACCGGCGCGGAGCATGGAGCTTACTTTCTCCTGATCCTGCATTATTGGCGATCTGGCCCTCTGCCGGATGATGACCGCGCCCTCGCCGCCATAGCCCGATTTGAACGCCAGGAATGGGAGACAATCGGGCCAGTGGTGCGGCGGTTCTTCAAAGCCTCAGACGGGCTTTTGCATCACAAGCGCATAGATTTTGAACTTGCAAAATCTGTCCGTGTGCAATCCACCCGCAGGGCTGCTGCAAATGCAAGATGGATGCAAAGTGGAAGCAGACGCAATGCACATGCATCCATTTTGCATGAAAGCGATGCAAATGCATCCTCCCCGCATTCCATACGCAATGACCTTAACATTAACAGTACCTCTCCTACGGAGAGGACGCGGCAAGCCGCGCCAAGCAATGGTCACGAACTTCGAGACCGACTGTGGCAGGAAGGATTACCGATCTTGCGGACCCTCACCGGGTTGCCAGAAAATCGTGCTCGCGGTGTTCTGGGCAAATTGGTCAAACAGGGTGGAGACGATTGTTCGTTGGTCCTGGCCGCATTGCAGGAAGCGGTGGATACCAAACCCATCGATCCGGTGCCCTGGTTGATGAAACGTGTCGAGCCTGAGAAACTCGATACCTGGAACAGTTTCTGATGGTCAGCGATCTTCCCGGCCTATTGGCCGACGCGGGCATCGGTGGGATCAAGTCCCTCCGCCCCGGTCACAGCGAAAAGTTGATCTGTCCTAGATGCGCCGGTGGCCGCACCAAGGAACATTCGCTTTACATCACGATCGACGAAGATGGCAAAGGAGCCGTGTGGAAATGCTACCGCTCCAAATGCCAATGGCAGGCAAACGGACGCATCGACGAGTCGCGACCGATGGAACGGGGGCAGCGCCCTATGAAGCGCCCCGCCGATCATTCGGCCTCTGTTCAGATAAGGCCGGACGCCCTCTACGAATGGTTCGCCGCTCGGAAAATAGGCGCCAGGACGGTGAACGAGCTTGGCATCTACGCGATCGCCGCCAGAAACTTTCCGAAGGCCGGCAAGGTAGCGTCTATTGTGTTTCCCTATCGCTGGCGCGGTGAATTGGTGAATAGGAAATACCGGGCCTTGTCTGACGTGAAGGACATGGCGCAGGAGACCGATGCGCAGCACACGCTTTTCAATGTCGATCAGCTAGGAGAGGAACCGGAGGAAATCATCTGGGTGGAGGGGGAACCAGATGTCGCAGCGCTTTACGAATGCGGCATCAAGCATGCCGTGACGTTGAAGGACGGCGCTCCAGCGGAGGCAAAATTCAACGATGACGATCGCAGGTTCGGTGCTCTTAGGACCCATTCTGAAATGCTCGCCAAAGCGAAGCGGATTATCCTCGCTGGTGATATGGATGTGCCGGGTTTGGCGCTTCGGGAGGAATTGGCCAGGCGTCTTGGGCGGCATCGATGTTTCGTGGTTGACTGGCCGGCGGGCTGTAAGGATGCATGTGACACTCTACTCGAGCATGGCCTTGACGCAGTCCAAGAAGCCGTGCGAGCTGCCGAACCATATCCGATCGAAGGGCTGAATAGCGCGTACAGCGGCAAATTAGGTCCGCTGCTGGCCAGTCCTCCACCTCCAGTTATGACCACTGGCACGGTGGCCACGGACGATGTGCTGAATCTTCCAGCGGATGGAAGGCTGATCGTCGTGACCGGCTACCCATCTTCTGGCAAAACAGCGTGGGTCCGTTTCGTAATGATGCACACAGTCGCGGAACACGACAGAAAATGGCTGGTGTTTAGCCCTGAAATGCAGCCGTGGGAGGAGTTCATCGTTCAGTGCGCCGAGGTCCTGATCGGTAAGCCGTTCTGGCCATCGCCCTATCGCGATCGGATGAACGTCGCCGAAGTCGCCAAGGCTGAACGATGGATGACGAACAAGGTGATCATGATGGTCAACGATGCACTGGATAAGCCGCCGACACTGGATTGGATATTCGACCATGCGAGGACGGCGGTTCTTCGTGATGGCGTGACAGACTTGATGATCGACCCCTGGAATGAGATCGATCATGATCGAGGCATGATGTCGGAGACCGATTACATCGGTCGCAGTCTGCAACGCTTCAAGGCGTTCGGCCAGCGTTACGGATGCAACGTCTGGATGATAGCGCATCCGTCAAAACCTCCCCCAACACGACCAGGAGAGAAGCGCGGGCCTCCAGGACCATACGACATCAGCGGCAGCGCGAATTGGTTCAATCGCGCAGACATCGGTCTGACCGTTCATTCGCCGGAGGCGGCGGTAGCGCAAGTGATCGTCTGGAAGGCGAGGTTTCGGCGCTGGGCAAAGCGTGGTGCGCAAGCGGTCTTGGAATTCGATGACATTTGCGGCCGTTACTCTACACCGCCGAAATATGTGCCTAAGAGCGGGATACCGCCGGCGAATTGGGAACCTTGGGATGATGACCCATGACCTTCGCTGCTGACGACTTTGCCGCGATAGCGGTGCGCATCCGCGAGATCGCCAACGAGGAAACGCCGTGCGAGCACGAGTTCCAGGACCTGCCCGAGGGCGCCGGCCGCTACTGCGTCAAGTGCTCGCGAATCGAAGCCAAGGAGGAACCTGCGACATGAAGATCAGGCTGGAGATAGAACTCGAGTACGACGACGATCTGATGACCGGCGGTGAACCCGAGAGCCGGGCATGGTTCCTCGGTCATATCCTGACGGGCACGAGCGGTAAACTGATCCTGCACTCCAACGAAATCGGAGATGAATTGGGACCTGTCACCGTTATCCGCCAGATCGAGCCTGGAATGGTCGTAACCGGTGAAGGCGTTGCGCCAGCGGTGCATGATGGCGCGCTTGTGGACGCGCGAATCACCACGGAGAACAGAGATACGCGGGAAGTGACGATGACCGTTACAGCCTATCCGACAACCAAGGGGGAAGCATGACGGACCGATGGAAAGACGCGCGACGAGGCGACGGGCTGGTGGTGCGGGAGACGCTGGACCAGACATGGCTGATCCTGCCCGCCGACGATCGGCCGGCGATCTCGATCTGCCCATGCTGCGACAAGCCGTTCGCGAGCCAGAGGGCGGCGATGCTGGTAGCGGACGAGGTCTATCCGATGCAGGGAGGGACGGCGTGAGACCAGAATATCAAGATTTCCTCGCGAGCAAGGCGCCGCGTCAGATGGCGGTCGGCATTGAGCCATCGCCTATGCCCTCGCATTTGTTCGATTATCAGGCCGCATGCACCGAGTTCTGCATCCGCCAGGGACGCGCGGCATTATTCCTGGATACAGGACTCGGCAAGACTGTCTGCGAATTGGAATTCGGCCGCCAAGCTGCAGTTGCGACAAATGGCCGCGCATTGATCCTGACGCCGCTCGCCGTCGCACGGCAGATCGAAACTGAAGGGAAACGCTTCGGCTACCATGTGCGTGTTATCCGCGAACAGAGCGACGCTGCAGATGGGATCAACATCTGCAACTACGATCGTCTTGATAAGCTGGATACTACCTCATTCGGCGGCGTCATCCTCGATGAGTCGAGCATTCTCAAATCCTTCACCGGCGCGACGACGCGGGCATTGATCGAAGCGTTTGCCGGCACGCGGTTCAAATTGTGCGCGACGGCCACGCCGGCTCCGAATGACCACATGGAACTCGGCCAGCATGCGGAATTCCTGGAAGTGATGCCGAGTAACGAAATGCTAGCACGTTGGTTTGTATCCGATCAGACGGAGATGGGTCGGTATCGTTTGAAGAAGCATGGCGAGCAGGCGTTCTGGGACTGGATGGCGAGCTGGGCGCGCATGGCGGAAAGCCCGGCCGACCTCGGGTTCGATGCTTCGCGTTTCGGTCTGCCTCCGCTCCATGTCGTGCGCCACCGTGCAATCGGCATAGCGAGGCCGCACAAGGGCTCACTGTTCATCGAGGACGTGTCCGCGACGAACATCCACACCATCAAACGCCAGACATCCAAGGCCCGTGCTGTCGCGCTTACCGAAGCCGTTCGCAAAGAAGCGGATCAGCCGTGGGTTGTCTGGTGCGATACCGATTACGAAGCGGATGCGTTGATTCAATCCCTCGGCGATTTTGCGATCGAGATACGTGGGTCGATGACCGCTGAGAGAAAGGAGGATTTGCATGCTGCATGGATGCGTGGCGATCGTCCTGCGCTGATCACCAAAAGCTCGATATTCGGCTATGGCATGAACTGGCAGTATTGCGCCCGGATGGCCTTTGTCGGTCGCAGTTTCAGCTACGAGGCGTGGTATCAGGCGGTCCGGCGTTGCTGGCGCTTTGGGCAGACCGAGCCGGTGCATGTCCATCTGATTGTGGCCGACGGCGAGGATCAGATCGGCCGCGTGATCGATCGCAAGGCCGAAGGTCATGCGGCAATGAAACGCGCGATGGCTGATGCTATGCGCAGGGACCGCGCGATTGGTTCTGAATTGAAAGTGCCTTACGATCCACAGCACAAAGCGGAGTTCGTGCAATGGCTTTTCGCTGCCTGAACGAGAAACATGGCGACGCATGGCAGGCGATCCAGGGGGATTGCGTGGATGTGACGGCGCAGATGCCGGATCGGTCGGTCGACTTCGCGGTCTATTCGCCGCCGTTTTCTGGATTATATATCTACAACGAATCCGCCGCTGACATGGGCAACAGCGCGGACGATGCGGAATTCCTGCGCCACTATTCCTACTTCGCGACGGAATTGTATCGAGTGATGCGGCCTGGCCGCATCGTGGCCGTTCATTGCAAAGACCTGGTGTTCTATCGCAACCAGCGAGGGACCGCTGGATTGCGCGATCTTCCCGGCATGCTGATTCGAGCGCATGAAGAAGCCGGATTTACTTTCCATTCCAGGGTGACGATATGGCGCTGCCCGGTGCGCGAGATGACCAAGACGAAAGCTCACGGCCTGTTATACAAGCAACTCCGCGCCGACTCGTCATTCTCGCGCCAGGGACTGCCGGAATACATCCTTGCCTTTCGCAAGTGGGCGTCCGAGGAAGACGCCGACGATGTCCTGCCTGTGACCAAGACTCGCGATGACTTTCCGCTGTCATGGTGGCAGGAAACGGCCTCGCCCGTATGGATGGATACCCGCGAAACCGATGTTCTCAATGCGCAGCGTGATCCGCTGGACGAAAAGCACATTTGCCCGATGCCGCTCGATCTCACGACGCGAGCGGCCGCGCTCTGGAGCAATCCGAGCGACGTGGTGTTCTCCCCTTTCATGGGGATCGGCAGCGAAGGTGTCGTTGCGCTGAAACTCCGGCGCAAGTTCATCGGTGTCGAACTGAAGGAGAGCTATTTCAAGCAGGCATGCCGTCACCTAGGCGCCGCCGAGGCTGGAGCGGTCGATCTGTTTGAGGCGGCCTGATGTCGCGCAAGCGGGTGCCCTGGGACGGGCCCTATCCGTCGCCGGGCGAGTACCTCCAGACGCGCACGGCCGAGACCGCGCTGCTGATCCGCTCCGTCGAGCCTCTGGCCCGGCAGGACATATCCGGCGCCCGGCTGGTACTCGAGCTCGTCTCCGTCGCCCGCGACGCGATCCCGTTCGGCTCGGTTATCCACCCCTGGCCGCGTTTCCAGACGCACGAACTGGAAGGCCCGGCGCGCGTGCGCCAGGTCGTAAGCGGCTCGGCGGCGGTCATGCGCGCGACATGGAGGGACCCGGACGACATCAGGCCCACGGCGGCGCGCAGGGCGCGGGAGATCACCGGCTGGCGCGCGTTCTGTCCGCTGCGACGGATGGCGGCGAACCGTGGCAGCGACATCACGGAGCGCCAGATACTCGCCGCCGACCATCTGCGCTGCCTCGCTGAGCAGGCCCTGGTCGGGTTCTCCGGCCGGTCGATGGAGGCGGTCACGATCGGGTTCGGGCCGCGCGATGGTCCCACGGCGGCGGCGCTCGCCCAGGCCTATGCGTGCCTGGACTTCGCCCGGGCGATGCGGCGATTCGACGGGCGGCAGCGCGCGCTGATCACCCACGTGGTGCTGCTGTGCCGCCCGCTGGCGGCGTGGTGCGCCCAGGCGGGACAATCCCTGCCCGGAGAGACGAGGCGGCTCCTGGACGCTCTGGCGCGGCTGGAGGGGCACTTCGCGAGCGAAGTCGATCGGGCAATAGCGGGCGAGAGGTTGGTAAGGGCCGCGTGATCGTGGTATGGTGCGCCCGGCCATCAAGAACGCTCGTGCGTGAGGTGTCCTCTGTGAATGAGGCCCGGCAGGGTCCAATCTCCCTTGGTTCCCATCCCTGCCGGCGCTTCACGCGAATCGCTCCCGCGAAGTTGTGCATCTGGACGGATCGGCGCCGTGCGCAGGAAATCTCTGTGCCATCGGCGCTTTCCCCCCGCGTCGCTCGCGGATACTTGACAACGGAACTGAGATTCGGGCAGGCTTTCTGACAGATTGGCGAAATTGCTGCCCGATGGGCACGAAAAAAGGCGGCCAGGAATCTCTCCCCGGCCGCCTTGTCAGGCGAAATCAGCTACTGGCAGGCGACGTTAGTCGCGATCTTGTAAGCAGCCAGAAACAGCAGCGTGGCTAAACTCAGCCCCACCAACGACACAGCGATCATTGCAAAATTCATTACTGCATCCAGCAGGGTAAACTGTTCTTTGGTTCTCATGCCCTGATCCTCCGTTGTATCAGCTTCAATTCCACGCGCTCGGCGCGGCAGTTCGAGCATAGCCGGGCGATCTCGCCCTCGGGCGACAGCCCGCACACCCATTGTCCGCAGTTGCAGCAGTCGAAGCCGGTCGGATCGGTCGGCGACGGCGGATGGCGGTTGCGCGTCAGTTTCTCCCTGGCACCCTGCTCGCGGGTGCTGTAGCGCACGATGGCGTCCATCAGCCGCCTCCCTGGTTGATGACGTTCGTGGCCCAGATCGACGCGTCGAGCAGTTCCTCCCAGACGCGCTCGGGGATGGGCTGGCGCTGGATGTTGCGATTGATGACCATCGCCGCCGCGTCGCGCAGACGGCGCAGCGCGTCGAGCTTGATGTCGTCCTCGATCACGGAGATCGCGTCGGCGATCAGTCCGCGCGAAACCGGAAACTTGTCGCTCATTGTCGGTTGTCCTCTGTGGTTCCCTGGCTGGTCCAGGCAGATGCAGCGGACGTTCCGCTGCATCTGTCGCGGATCAGGCTGTGATGCGGGGACATGCTCCATCGTTCTTGATGACCCGTTGGACGCGGTCGATGACATCGCCCGGCGTGATCTTCCACGATCTGTTCGGATACGAATCCGGGTCGAACAGGTACGCCGCGGCGCTCTTGGTGATGTCGTAGAATTCGGCCGCCGCCTCATAGTCCATGCTTCCTGCGAAGCAGGGCGTGCAACGCAGTCCGGTGTTTCCTTTCAGCCTTTCGTTGTATTCCTCGATGGTGTGGATGGTGTTGCCTAGGACGTCTCCGCCGAGGTAGACGCGCAGGCTAAGACCTGCGGCCTGCATCAGCGGATCGAGCGCGGCGTAGCCGAAGGCACACGCGACCGTGCCGCATGCCTCTCGTTCGATCCACGAACCCATGTTGAACGCGAGATGCTGTTCCTCGACGCGGCGCAGGATCGCGATCTGGTGCTGTAGTCTGTCTAGGTTCATTTCGGTTGGTCCTCTGCTCGGGTTGTCCTGGACTGGTCCAGGCGGAAGGGGCAACGCACCCTTTCGGATGCGTGCCCCTGCCGTCGCGGATCAGGCTGCGATGCGGCGACGTGCCGGCGCGTTGTCCTGCGCCGTCGCGATCTGCTTCCACTCTCCCGGACCCAGATCAATTATCTCGCCGCCGATGCGTTCGAATTCACTCGCACGGTCGTAATTCTCCAGGTCCTCGGCGGCGCGCGTGATGCTGTTGAACAAGCCATAGCGGGTTAACGATCCGCCCTCGATCAGATGCCGCAGCACCCCGCCCTGCTCCGTCTCGGTCATGCCGAAGCGGCGCGCGGCGAACTCCACCACCTTGACCGGATCGCCCTCGATCTTCTGGGCGACGGTTTCGGTGATCTTGGCGATGCGCGCCTGGAAACGCGCCTCGTCGAACGCGGCCCGCGCGACGTCGCGGACCTGCATCCACAGCGCCTTGTCGGTCTGCGCCCTGGTCTCGTCCGACAGCAGTTCCATCACCCCGTCGCCGGCGGCGATCTCGTGCCGCGCGCCGACGTGGCGCCGCTTCATGCTCTCGGTCTTGAACACGGCGAGATTGGTGCAGGCCCGCGTCCACACGGCGGTCTCCACGCTGATCGCGCCAGCGCCCACCTCCGAGTTGGAGATGACGATGGCGGGGACGCAGGTGTCGAAGATCGTGTGGCTGCCGTCGCCCATGCGCCCGCGCGGGATGTCCGCGTTGATGCTCTGGTCGACCGCCTTGAGGTAGAGCCGCCGCTCCGTAAGCTCGCAGGAGATGACCTCCAGCCTGAGGTCGGCGAACACGGGCAGCACCGCCTCCGCCAGATCGACGTTCTCCAGCGGGCGGTACTTGTCGGACAGCAGCGCTCGCACGTTGCCGTCCATCGCCCTGACCAGCCTATTCTCGTGCTTGAGGTCGAACCAGGTGTTGACGTTCTGCACGAGCAGGTGCGGCGCCTCGGCGAGCATGCGGTCGTAGTACTTGCCGGGGATTTCCGTGTAGGTGCCGATCTGGTCGTGGGCGAGCGAGTTGATCCCGAACACGTCGCGGTCGCCGACGCCGAGCAGCACGCCTGACGGCCTGTCCGGGTTCTTGACGAGCATCGCGATGTCCTGGGTGGACGCCACGAGGTCGCGCTTGGCGTTCTGCTGCCGATCGATCTCGATCGCGAGGTCGGTCAGTGATTTGCCGGTCTTCATTGTGTTTGTGTCCTCTGTTGGTGTCCTTGCTCCTGGCAAGGCGGTAGCAGCGCCACCTCGCGATGCGCGCTGCTGCCGTCACGTCAGGATGAAAGCAGCCACTCACGGCATTCTGGCGACCGCTCAGCCAGCACCAGCAGTCGCCGCGTCGGCTCAGGTATCCTCATCGTGCCGGCGAGGTAGCGTTCGGCTGTTCTGGTATCGACGCCCACCAGCCGCGCGAGAGCGCCCACGGTGAGGCCCAGGCGCTCCCGGTAGGCGCGCAGTTCCTCGGCGGTCACAGCGACCCGCCGTCCGCGTCGCCCTCGGCCTCGGCCTTGGCTGGCGAGGTATCTGCCTTCCTGGGCCTACCCGGCCGTTTCCGACCGTCTCCGTTGAGCCGGGCAATCAAGTCGCGCACCTCGTCCAGCCGCGCCTGGGTCATCGCCAGTTGCATGCCGTGTTTCGCCTCATCGGCGACAAGCTGGCGTTCCCGCTCCAGCAACGCGGCCAGAGCGGGTGACACAGAGGTCTCGTCCATCGGTATCCTCCGGTTGTTGCGGGTCGGTCGGTAGGCGGTGACGATCGTCATGACTGCTTGCTCCTGGAGTAGGCCAGAACTTCCTCCATCTCGGTCTCCAGCGCCTCGATCTGCTGGACGAGCCAAGCGGCATCTTCAGCGTGGAAATCCTGCGGATTGCGGATGAGCGCCTGCCAGGCATTGTGCTTGATGCTCGCCAGTCGTTCCTCGCGGGTGAAAGGGCGTTCTTTCCAGGCCCGGTCCTGGCGATCGTGGATCGCATCCATGCGGGCTGCGTAGTTGGTCATCTTGCTTGCTCCTTTGGTCCGGCATGAACGCCGCGACAGGAAGCAATATACCCGACGATCCGCCGGTGTGCAATAGGCTTGAAATGGAAAAGGCCCGAAAACAGAGCGGGAGCCGCATCAGTTGACACGACTCCCGCTCCGGCGTTCAGATGGAGGGGTCAGACAGCGTTTCCAGCGCTCCTGACCACGGACCCGATGCGTGCAGGCGCTATCGTTCCGCTGGCCTCTCTCCCGGTCATATGCCGGTTTTGGGCCGCCGAAACAAGCCCCGCCAACGCGACGTTCCCGTGAAAGGGTCAATGGAGTTGCGTTGCGGGATCAGCCACCGGACAACCCGGCATGTCGCTCCCCGCCGCCCGGCGGCTTCGCATGAAAAGCTGGCGCGCACGCGTCGGCAGTGGGGATCGCCGCAAACTGCCGTCCCCTGAGAGGCCCCGGTAGCTCGCCTCGCTGGGAATGCCTCGATCGACGGCCGCAAGGCCAAAGGAGCGCGGAACGCCGCAAGGCACGGGTCATGGTCGAACGCCCCGATCCGCATGGCGAGTGTCTGGGACCAGACTGCGGGACGGTCGGGCGTATCCAGATCACATCTTCCCATGAGGGAAGGTGTGTCCAGAAGCCGCCAGCGAACAATCAGGCGTAAGCCACTGACAAGGAGGCAATCATGCAGGCCGCGCGCACCTTTGCTGAGATCGCTGCCGAGCGGATTTGGGCGCTCGCTGCGGCTTAGGCTGCAGGGTTCTTCGTATGTCTATTGGTCCTGACGACAAACCAGAGGAACAAAAGCCGCCGGAAAGGAACAAGGGCGGCCGGCCTCGTTACCAGCCGAAACCGCAGGACAGGCAACTCGTTCATGCCCTCCATGCCCACGGTTTCAGCCTTCGGTTTATCGCCAAGAAAGTCGGCATCGATGTGACCACGCTGCGCAAGGCGTTCCGCGAGGACCTCCGCCAGGCGCATGAAGAGATCAAAGCGGCGATGGTCGCCTCGCTCCTGCGGTCAGCCAACGGCGGAGCCTGGGGTGCAGCGAAGTACTGGCTCATGTGCTTCGGCGGGCCTGAATGGAAGCCGCCCAGGGAAGCTGAGGACGTACTGCCGCCAGGCGCGAACGCCGGGAACACCACCATCGTCATCCGGGGCGGGCTGCCGCCGCAGGTTTACACCGACGCCGGGCCGGACATCGAGGGCGTGCCCCCGAAGATGAACGGCAGGGGCAATGGTGCAGACCCAGACCATCCAGCTTGACGCCCATCGCTCGAAGGGCTGGCGCGCATCGCAGAAGCGGCGGGACGGAGGGCTGGAGCTAGAGCTCGACCTGCCCACGCTGCACGAGGACCAGGCGCGGGCCTACAACATGCCGGCGCGGTTCAAGGCGATCCGGGCGGGCAGGCGCTGGGGCAAGACGAGTCTTGCAGAGCTGGTCGCGATCGACGCGGCGGTGCGCGGCGAGTACGTGGGCTGGTTCGCCCCTGAGTACAAGTTCCTGTCGGAAGCCTATACCGACATCGCCGGGCAGATGGCGCCGCTGATCTGGTCATCGTCCAAGGTCGAGGGCGTGATGCGCACTACGACAGGCGGGCGCATCGACTTCTGGTCGCTGGACAATGAGCGCGCGGGCCGGTCGAGGCGCTACCACAAGGTCATTATCGACGAGGGCGCGTTCACCAAGCCGAACATGATGGACATCTGGGACAAGTCCATCCGGCCCACGCTGGTCGACTACCGAGGCTCCGCGCTGGTCACGTCCAACACGAACGGCATCGACGCGACCAACTTCTTCTACTCGATCTGCAACGACCCGAAGCACCAGTTCAAGCAGTACCACGCGCCGACGCACCGCAATCCGTACATGCCGGCGGACGAGCTCGCGGAGATCGAGGCGAAGACGCACCCGCTGGTCTATCAGCAGGAATACCTCGCCGAGTTCGTGGACTGGTCGGGGCAGGCGTTCTTCAGCCAGATGTCGCTGCTCGACAAGGACGGCCACGCCTATCCCTATCCGGTCGTGTGCGACGCGGTGTTCGCGGTGGCCGACACCGCGATCAAGGACAAGAGTGAGAACGACGGAACTGCGGTGACGTTTTACGGCCGCAACCGCGCGGTGCCCGGCGTGCCGCTGCTGATCCTGGACTGGGACATCATCCAGGTGCAGGGATCGCTGCTCGAGGTCTGGCTCGCCAAGGTGTTCGAGCGCCTGGAGCAATTGGCGAAGATGTGCCGGGCGCGGCACGGCTCGGTAGGTGCATGGATCGAGGACAAGGGATCGGGTACGATCCTGCTACAGCAGGCACGCAGGCGGGGCTGGGACGCGCACCCGATCGACAACGACCTGACGAAGCTCGGCAAAGACGCCAGGGCGATCAACGTCTCGGGCTACGTGCATCGCGGCATGGTCAAGTTCACGCAGCCCGCTTACGACCGCGTGGTGACCTACAAGGGCGTAACGCGCAACCATCTGCTCGCCCAGGTCGTCGGCTACCGTGTGGGCATCGACAGCGGCGCGGACGACGCGCTGGACACGTTCACCTACGGCGTGGCTATCGCGCTCGGTGATGCCAAGGGGTTCTGATGTCCGACAGCTTCAACTCCCCTCCGTCATCGACGCTGAACGCGGGCGGCTCGCAGCTCGGCACGGAGTTGATGTCGCTGCTGATCGCCAACGACATCCAGCCCGGTGACTCGCCGTCCTACCAGATATGCAAGACGATCTATCTCTATCACCCGCTCGGCGCGAAGATGGTCGAGGCGCCGCTGAACATCGCGCAGTCCCAGGCGCGCGAGATCGACGTGCCGGGCCATCCCGAGCGCGTGGCGCGCGCCTTCCTCGACGAATGGAAGCGCCTGCACACGGACGTGCTGATCTTTAACACCGCGAGGACCGCGCGCATCTACGGCATCTCGTCGGTGGTCGTGGGCGCGGTGGACAAGCCCACGAACGCGCCGCTGACGCCCAAGGAGCTCGCCGGCGAGCAGCTTTTCTTCAACGTGCTGGACCCGCTGAACACGGCGGGCAGCCTGGTGCTGAACCAGAACCCGAACTCGCCCGACTTCCAGGCGGCGACGACCGTGGTGACCGGCGGGCAGACGTACCACCGCTCCCGCGTCTGCATCATCATGAACGAACAGCCGATCTACATCGCCTACACAAGCTCGTCCTTCGGCTTCGTCGGCCGCTCGGTCTACCAGCGCGCGCTGTTCCCGCTCAAGTCCTTCATCAACACGATGATCGCGGACGACATGATCGCGCGGAAGCTCGGGCTGCTGATCGCCAAGATGGAGGCGCCGTCGTCCGTCATCGACAAGATGATGACCGGCCTGCTCGGCATGAAGCGCGCGCTGCTCCAGCAGGCGCAGACGGACAACGTGCTGGGCATCGGCAAAGAGGAAGACATCGCCACGCTGAACATGATGAACGTGGACGGCGCGGGCACATATTCGCGTAACGATATTCTGAAAAATTGCGCAACCGCAGCGGATATGCCGGCGGTGCTGTTGGAGAATGAGACGTTAGTGCAAGGCTTCGGCGAGGGGAGGGAAGACGCAAAACGCATTGCTGAATATGCCGACCGCGTGCGCGAATGGATGCAGCCGCTATACGACTTCTTCGACGGCATCGTGCAGCAGCGTGCATGGAACCGAGACTTCTTCGCCTCGATGCAGCAGGATGATCCCGAGACTTATGGCAATATGCGTTATGAGGCGGCGCTGTCCAAGTGGCGCGCAGCGTTCACCGCGACTTGGCCATCGTTACTGCGAGAACCTGAATCGGAACGAGTCAAAGTTGATGATACTAGGCTCAGGGCAACCATCGCACTGATGCAAGTCATGGTGCCGATGCTCGATCCGACCAATAAGGCGACGTTCTTCTCGTTCGTCGAGGATGCGATCAACTCCGCTGAAATGTTGTTCCCTGGTAAGTTGACGTTGGATGTCGAGGCTCTGGCTGATTTTACCCCGCCGACACCAGGCATGAATGGCGAAAGCGGGGATCAGGGAGGTGGCTTGGCTCAGCCAAAACCACCAGCATTCAGAATGAAGGCTGCCGCCTGATTTGCTTTGGTGCGTTGGTCTGCATACAATCGGCCTCGGCTCGGCAAGGCATGGATTGCCAAGGCAACGCTGGGTGCGGCACGACGCGTCGCGGCAGGCATGGCACGACCCGGCGCGGCTCGGTATGTCAAGGCTCGGTATGGCGTGGTGAAAGAGGCGGCTTCGGTCGCCTCTTTCTTTGCCCGCATTTGACAAACGGAACAGGGACGGCTTAGGGTCGCATCGCGTTGCCATCACAGCGCAAGCGCGATGCTGATCCAGGACTTCCAATGGCCCCGGTGATGCTTCGCATCCCCTGTGTTCGCGCCGGGCGTGATGGGCCGGGCGCCATTGGAGGGCTAACATGCCACTAGACCAAGCAACTGCCGGGCGGCGTTCCCGCACGGAGAAGATCACCATCCCGTCGCTGTCTGCGGCGGAAATCGAAGCAGCCAAGGCAGCCGGACAGCCAGAGATCATCCGGATCGAAAAGCCGAAGCTGCGCACGGCCTCCATCCCGATCGTTGGTATCTCGCCATACGTGCAGCATGCGTTCAGCGAGAAGCAGCGGAAGAAGATGGAGGAGACGCAGCGGGCCGGACAGCAGGCGCGCGGCAAGAAGAACCGCCAGCCCAAGGACTTCGAGGAGGTCTACGAGGCCGCGAAGCACATCAGCAAGGACGGCTGGTGCGGCATTCCGGCTCCCGCATTCCGCAACGCGATGATCGACGCGTGCCGGCTCGTGGGCTTCAAGATGACGCACGCCAAGCTGTCGGTATTCGTCGAGGCTGACGGGTTCGATCGCAACGACGGGACACCGCTAGTCAAGATCGTCGGCGAGCCGCACATCCACGAGGCGGCGGTGCGCAACGACAGCGGCGTGGCGGACATCCGCTGGCGGCCGATGTGGGACGAGTGGTCCGCGCTCGTGCGTGTCACCTGGGACGAGGACCAGTTCTCGGCAACGGACGTAATGAATCTGATGCTCCGCGCCGGCTTGCAGGTGGGCATCGGGGAGGGACGGCCCAACAGCCCGAAGTCGAACGGGCTGGGCTGGGGCCGGTTCGAGGTGAAGTCATGAGCGCGCGCATCCAAGCTGAATTGCTCACTCTGCGCGACAGCAACGGCATCATCGACGCCCGCCGTGCCGTCGATTGGGCGAAGCAGCACCAGGACAGCGCCTTGTATCAGGCGCTCGAATGGGACGATGCGACGGCGGCGATCGAATACCGCATCAGTCAGGTGCGGCGCTTGATCGCGGTGCATATCGTGGACGCAGAAGGCCATCGGCAGGTCGTGTCGCTGTCGGTCGATCGCCAACAGGGCGGCGGCTATCGCAGCGTCCAGGACGTGCTGTCGGTCGATGACCTGCGTGCGGTGATGCTGTCCGACGCGCTCGAAGAATTGCAGCGAGTTCAGCGGAAATATGAGTATCTACAAGAACTGGCGAAAGTCTGGGAAGCCGCTCAGCAGGTCGAGCAGGAGACGCGACCGAGGCGCCGCCGCCGCGCGGCGTGATCACGATCAGGCAGGGCAGGCGGAGCATGGACCGTTCCGTCCTGGCATGGCGTGGCACGCTAGGGCTCAGCAGGCGGAGCATGGAGGGCAGGGTCGGGCGCGTCGCGTTAAGGCTGTGCTTGGCGCGGTTCGGGATGGCTCGGCAGGCTCGGCAAGGTTCGGCGCGATCAGGCCTGTCCAGGTCAGACTCGGCATTGCGGGGTAGGGCAGGCATGGCCCGGCAGGCGGAGCTTCGCTTGGCGCGGTCAGGCATAGACCGGACCGGATCGGCAGGCTCGGTTAGGCGCGGCGCGAAGCGGCATGTCGCTGCTCGGCTGGTCCTGGAACGGCAGGCATGGAGGTAGCCGGTGGCAACTTCTTTCTTCCAAGTTGTCACCGACGCCATCAATGACGTTGCCGAATTCGGATACGAATCAGAGGAACGGCTAGCGTATTGGCTAACGGAGATACGCCAGGCAGCCGAGCGCGATCTGATCTCCGAGGGCGGGCTACAGGCGCAACTCGATCGCGTGCTGGTCGCGACGTACCAGCGGCTGGTGGATCGCGGTCGCGTGTTGCAGCGCCATTCCGGGATCGCGAGATATACGCTCGAACAACTGCGGCCGCAGCTCCGTGCTGAACTGGATCGCAGAATCGCGGCATCCGCGAACCTGATCCGGCTCAATCGCGCGACGGCGATCAACGAAACGTTGCAACGGTTCTCTGGATGGGCGTCGTCCGTTCCCGCCGGCGGGACCGACATTACGAACCGACGAGAGGTCAAAGCTAACGTCCGCAAGTCACTGGCAGGACTGCCGTTTGAGACCCGGCGTGTACTCGTGGACCAATCACATAAACTCTCGGCTGCGATCTCCGACATCGTTGCGATGGACCAAGATGCGATCGGCGCCGAGTGGCACTCGCACTGGCGCCAGCAAAACTATCAATATCGACCGGAACACAAAGCCAGAGACGGGATCGTGTATCCGGTCAAGGACAGTTGGGCCGCGCAGCGCAGGTTCGTCAAAGCGGACGAGCATGGATTTTACGAAGATCACGAACGCGCAGGCGAAATGATTTTCTGCCGCTGCTGGATTCGCTGGATTTACGCGCTCAGGGATATGCCGAAGGAACTGCTGACGGACGCGGGGCGCAGGGCACTCGCGGACGCGCGGGCGAAGGTGATGGCCTGATCCGAGATGCGCGCGACGGTCGCGCTCATGCCTGGCCGGGAGGCGGTTCCCGGTGTCGTTAGTGGACGTTTCCTCCCAACCTTGAGCGGCGCGCGTCTCTCTGACCCCTTCCTTGGTGCGCCGCTTTCTTTTCCCCCCGGAGACGCGATGCCCGGCTTCGAGCTGATGTCGGGCGTGGGGGAGGACGACGCTGCGGCGGCCGAGCGCATCATCGACGCGCGGCTGGCAGAGCTAGGAGCGAGGTATCCGCGCCTGATCGCGCTGCTGGGCGGCACGCACATACGGCTCGCGCCTGGGGCGTTGCTTGAGGATAGCTGGCACGGCCAGAGCGACCCGGGCCGCATCACGCTGCCGGTGGAGCTGAAACAGGACCGATCGCCCGCGTCGCCCGGCGGCAGGCGCGTCGAGTTCGAACCGTCCCTGCTCGGTGTGCTGGACCACGAGATCGGCCATGAGATCGAGGCCGGGTTCGCTAAGGCAGCGGGCCTGGATATCGGCGAGTTGTTCGCGCGCCAGGACAGGGCGGCGATCGAGACCGGTCTCTCGCCCTACGCGGCGCAGGACGAGCACGAGTGGTTCGCGGAAAGTCTCGCCGCATGGCTGCATCCCGAGCGCCCGGCGGTGCACTTCGACCTGGACCCCGATCTCGCGCAGGCGTTCCAGCGCATCCTGACGACGCGCGGCGCGCACGACGCATCGTGGTGGACGTATCAAGCATCATCGCCGACTCCATCGTGGGAAGAAGCAATCGCCGCCGGAGCGTTCAAAGGCAGCAAGTCTGAATGGGAAAGCCTGTCTCCCGGCATGCGCCGCGAGATATTGCGGACCTGGAAACGGAAAGCCGACAGCGCCGGCCTGATCACGGTGGACGACGGCGAGATCACGCCTCACGTCGAGAAGCACGAGGCGGACTACACGAACACGGGCGACGTGGAGCATTGCCGGCTGTGCGAGTTCTGGCGGCCGCCCGATGCGTGCGCGCTGGTGATCGGCACGATCAGCCCGGTCGGCTGGTGCAAGTTTTTCCAATGGCCCGACGGGCGGGCCGACACCGCAGGCGAGGCAGGCGACGATCCGGCGCAGCCGCTGGTCCGTGGCGCGGGCATGCTGCTGATCCATCACGGCGACGGCGGCGACCGCGTGCTGTTTGTGCTCAACAGGGAGCGCGGCACCTGGGAATTTCCCGGCGGCGCCATCGAGGGCGACGAGACCGCCGAGGAAGCGGCCAAGCGGGAGACGCTGGAGGAAGTCGGCGAGATACCCTACGGCAGCGTGTCGCTGATGCTGCGCGACCGCATGACCGGCGTGGACTACTCGACGTTCATGGCGCAGGCGACGGGCACGCCCGAGCCGACGCTGAGCGACGAGCACACGGCCTGGAAGTGGGCCGCGCCGGGAGAACCGCCCGAGCCGCTGCATCCCGGCGTGCGCCTCGCCCTGGCCCGCCTGGGCATGAACGAACTAGACCTCGCGCGGGCGATCGCGTCGGGCGAGTACTCGAGTCCGCAGCAGTTCGAGAACATCTGGCTCTATGCGCTGCGCATCACCGGCACCGGGATCAGCTACCGGCCCGAGTTGAGTGAATTCGTCTGGCGCGATCCAAAGCTCTATCTCAATGCGGACTTCCTCGCACGCTGCAACGGCCTGGCCGTCATCTGGCAGCATCCGCCGGGGGAAAGCCTGACGCAGGACGAGTACGAGAACCGCGTGCTGGGCGCGATCATGCTGCCCTACGTCGCTGGCGACGAGGTGTGGGGCATCGCGAAGATTTACGACCAGGACGCGGCGCTGATGATGCTCAACCAGCAGCTATCGACCTCGCCAGCTGTCGTGTTCCGTGATCCTGGCGCGAATAAAATCCGCAAATTAACTGGCGGCAAGCATTTACTAATCGAGGCGGAGCCGTCACTCTTGGACCATCTCGCGATCTGTGGCTTGGGCGTATGGGACAAGGGCGGCAGCCCGACCGGCGTCGCTGTGGGCGAAGCAGAGATGGCAGATGGCCATATCGAGGTTCCAGATCGAGCGGACGCAATTGCCGAACTGAACCGTGCAATTGCTTGGATGGACCTCACAAGGGTCACGTCCGCGCTCTGAAAAGGAAAAGGCGGCCGAAGCCGCCCTTTCCACCATGCCATGCCGGGCCTCGCTCGTCCCAGCCACGCCTATCCTCGCCTTGACGCACTGATATTACCCGACCGCATAGCGGACGGCAAACCCAACCCGATCAGGGATCGCCCCGGCCTGATCGGCTCTTTCTCGTGGGCAACACGATGCGCACCGCCGATATGGCGTCGCAGCAGGAGACAACTGAAATGGCTGACAATTCGTCTTCGCTTGAGGCGAAGCTCGATGTGCTTGTCGCCGCGACGACGAAGATCGGCGAGGCGGTGACCGCTCAGAACGCACGAATGGACTCGATCGAACAGCGGATCGGCGCCCGCAAGGACGACGATGACAAGCGCGATGATGACCGGAAGCGGGACGACGACGACGACCGCAAGGATCGCCGTCGCGATGACGATGACCGTCGCCGGGATGATGCGCGCCGCCGCGCCGATGCCTTCAAGTTCAGCCCACGCAAGGACGACGATGACGACGACGCGTTCAAGAAGCGTCGCGATGCGGAACAGGGCGAGCTTGAGAAGGAGTTGAAGGAAGGCGGCGAGGACGAGGGCAAGGCGAAGGAGACCGCTGCCGACCGCCGCAAGAAGGCGGACGACGACGACGACAAAGCGCGCAAGGATGCGATGGACAAGAAGCGCGACGATGCGCGCAAGCGGGCGGACGCGTTCAAGTTCTCGCCCAGGCACGACGACGACGACGACGACAAGGCGAAGTCGCGCAGGGACGCCGAGGAGGAAGAACTCGCGAAGGCGCACGAGGAAGGCGGCGACGACAAGGACGACGCCCGCCGCAAGGCCAAAGATGCGCGCAAGAAGGCCGACGACGACGACGACAAGAAGCGGGACGACGCGCGCCGCGACAGCACGTTCGACCGCCGGCTGCGCGATCTGGAGCGCGCCCGCAGCATGTCCGACGAGGAAGTCAACAAGCTCGCGGAGATGCAGCAGTCGTGGGCCGAGGTCGCTCAGGCGCACGGCCTGACGGTGCACCGCACGGTCGACGGCGACACGCCGGAGAGCTTCAACCGCAGGCAGGCCAAGCGCTTCCAGAAGTTCTCCAAGAAGTGGAAGGACGAGGACCTCGGCGGGCTGCCGACCACGACGATGACCAACATCGCCGGGCCGGAAATCCGCACGGATTCGATCAAAGCCGCTTACCAGGGCGTCGGTGCCGAACCTGGAGTTTTACGGGAGATCAAGCGCTACGATCGAGTGGGCCGGCCGATAAGCGAGTTCAGCGGCCCGATCAGCGCGATGCTGGACCAGTTCAGCCTGCCGAACATGAAGGTCGTCGGCGGCATCAACCCGCAGCGCGCCGCCGGCTTCTGAGCATAGAAAGGGAAATCCAATGGCTTCGAACATCTCCTTCAACCCTGTGCTCACCACGGTCGCGGCGGGCACGTTCACCGTCCAGACGGACGGATTCATGCAGGGCGTCTTCCTCGACGATCCCGCGATCAGGAACGAGCTGGTCCAGGGCATCTTGGCAACGACCGAGACGCTGCCGATGTGGGGCGGCATCGCGATCTATGAGAATATCCCCGGCGTCTCCGGCGGCCCGGCGGACAATCTCGGCTCGGTCATCGGCCGCGCCACGAGCAATGCGGCTATCGCTGGCTTCTCGACCTTCAACCAGGCGTCGAACTTCATCACGACGCCGCAGAGCGAGGCGCCATCCGCTGGCCAGAGCATGTCGGTGCCGTACTTCCGGCTCGGCTCCGGCGCGCGCATCGCCGTGCAGTGCGATCCGGGCCTCGCCGCGCTTGAGGGCGCGACGACCAGCCCGCAGGTGTCCTGGGATATCAACAACCAGGTCTTGCAGGAGTACGTCGCCTCCGGCGCGACCGAGGCGGTTACGTCGATGACCTGGAGCGCCACCAACGGCGGGCAGATTGCCGTGGTGATGACTGGCGCATCGGTCTTCGGGCTGGGCGATCAGGTCTACGTGTCGGGCGCGACGAACACTGGCACCGGTGGCGCGTCTGCCGTCAACGGCAGGTTCGTGATCAACACCTGGACGGACACGACGCACTTCACGCTGCTCGCTCCCGCCGCCTCGGGCGTGATCGGCACGATCGGCGGCACGATCGTCCTGAACGTCGGCATCGGCGCTTTGGCTGTCAAAGTGCTGAGCCTACACCTCGGGAACAGCCGCACGATCCTGTACGATCCGGTGCAGAATTTCGTCCACTGGCAGAACGGCGGGAACGTCGCGATCATCCAACTCTGAAACAAAACGGCTGGCTCCGAAGAACCAGCCGTTTTTCCACTCCATGTCTCGCCCCGCCTCGGCTGGCCGTTTCCAGACGTGCCCAGCCCCGCCTCGCCTCCATGCCAACCCGGCTCGCGCCAGGCGCGCTAGCCTTTAGCACAAGGATACCGAAATGGCCACAATCAGCCCGAGCTGGACGCAGGTGCATCCGAGTTTCATCGAGCCGGACATCCTGCTTCAGTACAACCAGGCGTCCGGTTTCCGCTATCTCCTCGCCGGTTCGGAGCCTCGTACGAAAATCGGCAGCGAGGACCTCTACGTTTACATTAAGCGGATGGATATACGCACGCGCGTCTCGTCCGCGCAGGCGGCGGGCAACCAGCTTCCGTCTGTCTCGGTGTCGATGAACATGATATCGACGCCGACCTATCTCGATCGGGTGCGCGCGGAGTACGACCACCACGACACGGCTGCGACCGCCGAGTGGGGCGCGTCCATCGTCGAGGTGCAGCGTCTTGGCATGCGGCAGGGATGCAACCAGCTCCTCCGCAACAAGACGCTGTATGGCCTCAATCCTGGCGAGGGGATCGTCAATACGCCCAGCGCGACCACCGTCTCGCTGCCGGCGGATACCAACGGCAACACGACGTTCTCGACCTACGACAACGGGCAACTTGCGCTGTTCCTGTTGACGCAGATCACCGCGCTCAAGTCGCGCACGATGCAGTTCGGCATGCCCAACCGGTTCCAGTTCCTCGGGCCGCAGCGCATCTTGGGCGGCATGGCGACGCAGAACATCGTGCAGCTTGTCCAGTACCAGCGGCCCGGCGCGGGCACCGACACGACGCGCGGGCTTGTCACGAAGGTCGAGGAGGAACAGGGCGACGAAATCCTGTGGACCTACGACGATACGCTGATCGGGAGGGGATCGGGCGGCACGGACCTGATCATCCTGGCCATGCCAGAGGTGAGAAAGCCCACGGCATCGCCATTCAACACCAACGAGTTCGCCAATCTCGCGCCCGGGCTGGACGCGTGCCTGCTCCAGTACATCGACATGCCTGCGCCTCGGGAGATTCCAACGCCGCTGCCGGGCGGGGCGATTGATGTGGTGTCTGAATGGCGTTCGACATGCGGCTGGGCACCGAGGCCAGAAGCGGTTACACTGATCAGCATGGGCTTCTGAACAGGCGGGCGGCGGCTTCGGCCGCCTCCCCGAAAGGACCACCATGCAGCTATACATCGCAAACCTCACCAGTCAGGATCACGACTTCACGTATCGTGTGCCGGCAGAGACCGGCTTCACGAAGCGTTTGCATATACAGAAGCTGCGAGCGGGCATGCAGCAACTGATCCATACGGACGCGCCGCCGCAGGTGTTGGAGGCGATTGTAGACCAGCACCGGATATACGGTCTGGTGCCGGTAGCCGAAGCGACGAAGCGCAAGGGTTTCGTCGGGTTTTGCTACTCGTTCGACAAGCCGGTCAGCCTGGACGTGATGAAGTACTCGATCGATCACAACAAGGGCGTGCAGGACGAAAAGGCGCGGGAGAATCGCGAGATCGCTGCGATCGCCGTGGACCAGACGCTCCAGAGCGCGACGGTCGAGGCGCAGCGCCACGGCGTGCCGCTTCCTGCGCTGACCGGCATCGATGTGGAGTTCCTGGAGGACGAAGCCAACCCTACGTTCGCCGAGGCCATCCGCGTCGATCATGGAACGCAGCGCGCCGATGGGAAGCAGTTGCCGACCAGATCAGGTCGCTCAGGAAGGCGTGACCGCGCCTGATCCATGTCCGGCTTCCTGACGCCGACGACGCCGAACCAGACGGACTACACCACGTTCCTGCGCGGGCACGTGGGCATCGGGCCGGACCCGCTGCCCGACGACAGCATGTGGATCACCACGACGCTCGCCATCGCTCAGGATGTGGTGAACGACCAACTCAATCAGGTACAGCCGATCATCTACACGCTGGCGGTCTACAACTACGCGGCCGACCGGCTGATCAACTTCGCGATCGACGTGGGCGGCCTGACCTATTTCCGCGATCTGCGGTCGCAGTTGGGCATCAACGTATTCGCGGCCGGCGTCGTCGCCAGTTCGTCCGACCAGGGCACGTCGCAGTCGCTCGAAGTGCTTCGGTCGATGAAGGGCCTGACGATCGGCCAGATGCAGATGATGAAGACGATCTACGGGCGCCAGTATCTCGACTTCGCGCAGGCGTACGGGCCCAGTCCGTGGGGGCTAACGTGACCCGACGAAAAGGGCGATTGGGCCGAGCGGTGACTGTTTACTTGAGTGAGGATGCGATCGAGCGTCTCCGGGTTTTGGCCTTCGGTTTCCAGAAGCCTAGCCGAAGCGCCACCGTCGAGCACTTGGTCCAGATTATGCCGAAGCCGCCAATTCCTCGCGCGGACACGACCGGACCGACCAGATCGGGCCTGACCTGATGGCGGGATTCCAATGGCCATGGGCTACGCCGGCCCAACTAGCGGCGCTACAATCGCAAGTCACAACCCTAGCAGCACAGGTGAAAGCCATGTCCGACACATTCGCCAACGAACTCGCCACCCTCGGGACCGACGTGACCGCCCTGACCGCAGCCGTGACGGCCGCGACCAATGAGATGAACGCGCTCGTGCAGCAGATCGCCGCAGGGGGCGGGGCGCCCACAGCGGACCAGCTCGCCCAGATGGCGACGCTCAACAGCAACATCGCCGCCGCCACCTCCGCGCTCAATGCGGCCGTCGCCGCCGCCACCACACCGGCGGCACCGCCTGCCGCTTGAAACGGCGTGGGCATCCTTACCCCACACCTGATCTACAACGGCGTCGCCAGCTATCCGCTGAACGGCCAACTCAACCCGGCCGTCAGCACGCCGTTTCCATCCTCGCAGGTGGTGCGTGCCCGGCTGTCCGTCGTCGCGTTCGGCGTGGCCCAGGTCGATGTCATGGTCATCAGCAAGACGGGCGTTGACCTCGGCACCTACGGCGCGCTGATCGAGGCACACGATTTCCACCCGCACGGGTTCTCGCCGGGGCAGTACGCGAACCCAGCATGGGGACCGGGTTTCAGCGGCATGTGGATCAGCGAGCAGACGGTGGACTTCGGCGTCAACGCGGTGATGGCGGACACGTTCGACGTGTATGCCTACGGGGCTTCCGGCTCGTTCAACATCGGGCTGGTCGTCTGGACCTCGCCATGACGACGCTCCGCAGGCGTGGCTTCTTGTCTGGCCTGACAGCATTGGCCGCGCCGGCTATCATCCGCACACCTGGACTGCTGATGCCTGTTTCCAGCGGTCCGTTCTTGTCCTTCAATCAGGAAATGGGCCTGTTGTCCTTCGATGAAATAGTCGCGTGGCTTGAACGGATGGCGCAGCAATCGCTCATGGAAGCGCTGTCGAGCAGTTCGCAGATACCTGTCCGGTATCTGATGCCATGACCGTGCTTCACCTAGGCGTCGTGGACATGCCCTATGCGGGCAAGGGCTCGACCACGACCGGGGACGTCGCCGAAATCCTGGAGGCGAAATACGCGCTGTTCCAGGTGTTCTGGGACATCCATCAGGCGGTGATCCAGCACGACATCGAAAACTCGCTGGGCGGTGCGTTGGAGACGATGATCCAGAATCCCGGAGGCACGCACTCCGTCGCCAGGGCGCTCGCGTCGGCCACCAGCGACATCGAGACGCTGTTCAGGGACGCGATCGACAAGCAGACCTACGACCACCGCATCCGCGGCGTGCCGACGCAGGCGGCGTTGAACGGCGTCAAGCACAGCCTCAAGCATCCGTATGCCAAGCGCGGACCCAGGCCCAGCTTCTATGACACAGGACTCCTGGCATCCTCGATGAGGGCTTGGGTGGAAGACTGAGGTGCTGTAAAATGACGGGGCCTGATCGGTGCGCCACACCGACCCGGCCCCTGACCCGACGACCTGATGGAGCAGATCGGTGGCTGACAGCACGTTACATCATTTCTACGTCTACGTCTTGTTCCGCCCGAATGGCATCCCTTGCTATGTCGGGAAAGGATCCGGCAACCGTTGGCAGCGGCAAAGTCGATATCCGCACAGTTCGCATCTCCGCCATATCGTTAGACAGGCCGGGGGTGAATTGCCTGTCGTTCTTGTTCGCGAAGGAGTGTCGGAACGTGAAGCCTATCTGACCGAGACCGCTTTGATAGCGGTCCTTGGTTTGGAGCGGGATGGCGGTCTACTGGTCAATCATGGCTTGGGTGGAGAAGGTGGCCCCCATGGTGTCCGCCACTCTGATGAGCAGAAGGCGAAGCGTTCCGCTGATGCGAAGGCGATGTGGGCGGACCCAGAGAAACGGGCGCAGATCATCGCGAAACAACAGGGGAACCGGAACAGCAAGAAGCCGCACACTCTGACGCCGGAATGGCGACAGAAGCTAACCGAAAAGATGAAAGGAAATACTGCGACTCTCGGGATGCGTTTCCCTGGGAAAGCGCTTTTCTCAGAGCACCGAGCCAAGTTATCAGCTTCAAGGCGTGCCAAGGCGAGGCAACTATGGTTGTTTTGAGCTTCCGCGCCTGGGTGGAGGACTGACCATGGCCATCAAGAAAGGTTCCAGCGGACCGCAATGGCCCGACGAGACGATCGCGCGGTTGCGTGCGCTGTGGGAGGAAGGGCTGTCGGAGAACGAAATCGGCCGCAGGCTTGGCAAATCGAAGAACGCTGTCGTCGGCAAGGTCCATCGGCTCGATCCTCCGGTCACGCCGCGACCGTCGCCGATCAAGCGAAGCAAACCGTATCCCGAGGCACGCCAAGCCAAGGTCCAGCCGGTGCGCGTCGGCAAGGTGTCGCTTCCGCCGCTGCCGTCGGTCGCGTAGTCCCGCCAGACATAGTCAGGGCGGCCCGTAGACGATCCTGGAGGCCGCTCCATGCCGACACTGGACGAACTGTCCGGCCTGCCGCCGGAGGACCTGTACGCGGCCCTGGCGGCCGGCCTCGACGATCTATCCAAGCACAAGCGCGTCCACTTCGGCGTCTACACGCGCACGGTCCTTCCCCTGGACGGCTACGTGTTCTGGCTGCGCTCCGGTTCCTACAGCGCGACCGGCGTCGTCCACCACACGGCAGAGCGGTCGCAGGACGAGGACGAGACCTACGCGCAGGACAGTATCGTCTTCACGACCAAGCAGCCGCTCGTCGAACTGAACGCGTCGAACACGCAGACGCTGCTGGTGGGAGAGGTCGAGGGCGTCAAATACGCGTTCCGCACGCACGGGTGGTTCTTCGCGCAGGCGGGCATCTGGCACTACACCGGCATGTCGGTGCGCGCGGCGAAGGCGATCCAACTGATCGACAATCCAGCGCAGTTCGACGCGAACGCGCTGATCGTCTCCAACAGCCTGCCGTCCTGGCTGGCGCTCGCCACCTACAGCCCGGAGTGGCTGATCCCGCCGAATCCCGGCATCCCGCTGTTCCCGTCCTTCCTGGTGCCGGACAACCTATCGCCGCCCTACGGGGCCATCCACATCGAGGAAGCGGAGACCAGGGCCATCCAGGGCGTGCCGTGGCTGCGCGCCGTGGGCACGCCTGGGACCGCGCCGACGCAGCACACGCAGCTAGCGTCCGACCGTGTGCGCGTGACGCTCTGGGGCTGCGACAACCCGACCGCGCTCGCGTTCCTCGATCTGGTGCTGAGCTACTCGCGAGACACCGACGCGATCGGCCTGATGAACACGCCCATCGTGCGCGACGGCAAGCGGACGTGGCCGGAGGGCATGATCCTCGGCCAGCACAAGACGATCGAATTCGAGGTCAGCTACCTACAGGCGGCGCAGTATGCCGTGGCCGACCAGCTCGTGTTGCAGGCCGCAGCGACCGTGCAGGCGTTCGACACGACGGGTCCAGGCCCGTCGCTGACGGGATCGTTCGTGATCCCGAGCCAGTTCCCGCAGGCGCTGCCTTCGGGCGCGCGGATCACCGGAGCGATGTTCCAGACGGTGATTGGCACCGCCACGGTGGAGGTCGGCACCACACCAGGCGGCAATGATGTGCTCGCCGGCGTCGTGCTCGACGGGACGCCGATTACCCTGCCGCAGTCGTCGTTCCTTCAAACGACGTTCCCGACCGAGCAGGAGTTGTTCGTCTCGGCGATCGACGGCTTCGGCAACGCGCTGGTCGAGGCGACGATCTTCTACAACCCATAGACCACAAGGAGACTACCGATGCCCCAAAGCCCGATCCCCGTTCAGGCTGTCATCACCGATGGCACGCGCAGCACACTCAACGTCAACGCCGCCGGAGTGATCAAGGCGTCGCCCGGCCGGCTGGCGAAGATCACGGTCGGCGGCACGGTGGGAACCGGCGGCTCGTACACGTTCAACGATTGCACGACCACGGCTGCGGCTGCGGCGGCGAACCAGATATTCACCACGGCCGGGACGCTCGCGGTGGGATCGGTGATCGACCTCAACGTGCCGTGTCTGTCCGGCATCACGCTGTCGGCATTCGCGACCGGCGGCGCGCCCACGCTCGCGATCTTCTGGGAATAACGCGCGCATCCTGGCCCTCTGACGGGGAGACATCGACATGCCGTCGATCGTGACATTGAACGTCTCGCTGTTGCAGGCGCCGACGCCCAACACCTTGCAGCAGACCGGCGCCCTGATCAGCCAGGGCGCGACGACCAAGGCGCAGAACACGCTGACGCTGCTGACCCAGGTGTCGGACCTGACCGCGATCCTCGCCGGCACCAAGGCGCTGTCGAACCTGACATGGGCGACAAACACGGTGACCGCGACGACGACCGCGCCGCACGGATACACCAACGGCGATACGGTGGAACTGACGATCGCGGGCGCGGCCCCGGCCGGATACAACGGCTCGTTCCTCTGCACGATAACCGGGGCGTCCACCTTCACCTATCCGCTGGCGGTCAACCCTGGCACGATGACGACTCCCGGCACCTACACGCCGGAGGATGTGGCCGAGCTCCTGGCGATGGCGACGACCTACTTCGCGCAGGGCACGCAGGCGCCGGTTTACGTGCTGGAGTTGGGCCAGGGCGGCGCGAACGACGGCGTGGCGACGCTGACGACCTATCTCCAGACCAATCCGCTGACGATCTACGCGGTGTGCGTGCCGCGCACCTGGGACGCCAACGCCAACTTCCTCTCGCTGATCGCGAGTTACGAGGCGCCCACCGGCAAGTTCTACTTCTTCGTCACGACCACGACGACGAACTATACCAGCTACACCGCGCTGATGAAGGACGTGTTCGCGCTGATCGAGGCGCCCGGCATCCCGGCGCTGGAGTTCAGCGTGGCGGGTGCGATGCAGGCGCTGCTGCGGCGCAACCCGTCGAACACCAACCGTGCCACGCCGTTCGCGTTCACCGAACTGTTCGGCGTCACGCCCTATCCCACGATGGGCAACGGCGCGCTGCTGACGGCGCTCAAGGCGGCGGGCGTCAACGTGATCGGCACCGGGGCCGAGGGCGGAGAGAGCAACACGATCCTGCTCTGGGGCACGACGATGGACGTGCGCGACTTCGCCTACTGGTATTCGCTCGACTGGGTGCAGATACAGACGCAGCTGAACATCGCCAACGAGGTGATCAACGGCTCGAACAACAACATCAACCCGCTCGACTACGACCAGGATGGCATCAACCGCCTGGAGGGGCGGCTCGTCCAGGTGATGAAGAACGCCGTCACCTTCGGCCTCGCGGTCGGCACGGTGACGCAGCTTCAACTCGACGGACCCACGCTCGCGCAGCAGATCGACGCCAATGCGTTCAGCGCCCAGGCGGTGGTCAACGCGGTGCCGTTCGTCACCTACACGACGGCGAACCCAGGGGACTACAAGATCGGCCGCTACAACGGGCTGTCGATCATCTACATCCCGCAGCGAGGGTTCATCTCGATCCTCATAAACATTTTGGCGTCGGATTTCGTAACGTTCTGACGCCGAAGGAGTGATGTGGCATGCCGATCACGAACCCCATAATCCCCCAGGGAAACCTCAACAGGCTCCGGGCTTCGATCGTGTTCCCGTCGAACGCGTCGTTGAACGTGACCGCGCCTTTCCTGACGCGGATGGGGATCAGGCTGGCGCTGGACGGCGATACGACGCTCTATATCCCGACGATGACGGGAGCGATCACGTCGCCTGAGCCGTTCCAGATGGCGACGATCACGGTGCACCTGAACAAGGCGAACCAGTTGTCGGCGCTCTACAAGGCTCAGATGGAGCTCCAATCGACGATCGGGGACTGCACGATCTTCCCGGACAACAACTCGCTGACGGTCTACAGCATCAACAACGTCTCGATCCAGAGCCTGCGGGAGTTGGACTTCTCCGGCCAGGAAGGCGATTTCGCGATCGCGCTCCGTGGATATTACTTTCTTAATGCTTCGTTGTGGGCCTGATGCGGCTCTACCGATCTGCCTCTGGCGGCTTCGTCGTTGTCCTGTTCCGTTGGTGGTGGCATATTGACCGCACCGGGATCAGGAGGTGCTGAGATGGATACGGAATTCATCGAGTTGGACCTGCGCCGTCCGATGCGTGTCGGAGGCGCGGCACAGGTGTCACCGACCAAGCTGCTGCTCACCGTAACCACCGGATCAGAGCAGCCGGGATATACTGGCGCTTTGCAGGTATCGCTGGATGGCACGAGGTTTGTGCCTGGCTCATCGCTTGTGACCGACCGCGCCTCGACCGATCCGACGATCTGGGCAGCACTCGAAGCCGAGAACGCCAGTCTGCGCGCGGAGGTGCGCGAGATCGCTGTCAAGCTCGCGGACGCGGAGAACCGCATATCGGCGATCGAGCAGGGCGCGGTCGTCGAGGGCGAGAAGACCGAAAGAAGCCCCGTCGATACCGTCGTGGAAAGCCTGACGAGGGGCGAGGTCAGCAGACCCGACAAGCAGAGGCTTCGCGGCGCGCTCGACAAGGCGGACGCACCCGCGACCGGCCGCGCGGCCTCGGATCAGGCGCTCGGGCGCATAGCCGGAAAATCGTGGTGACCATCCGCATCGACGAGCAGCTCAACCTCGTGTTGCCGATCGACCGCTCGGACGGCGCGGTGATCTGGCTCCATGCGGCGCCCATCTCGCGCGAGGTATTCCAGCAGCACTGGCTCGTGCTGAGCAAGACGTTCATGGGCATGGTCGCGCACGAATTGACGGGACTGCCGCAACTGTGCGGCAACATGCTGCGGCAGATGGCCGAGAGTCTGAACGTGTGGGACGGGCCGGCGGGCGTGTCGATGACGCTGCTGCCAGAGATCAGGCGGCTCGCGAACGTCGTGGTGCCGGGAGGGACGAACGGAGCGTCAGGCTGGCAGCCTATGCCGCTGGACGAAGCGGTGCGGCGCAAGATGGTGGACCCCGAGGACGCGGACCAGATCGAGGGCGTGTTGATTTTTTTTTCGGCCGCATGGCGGTTGCTGCCTCGGAAGGACCGGGCGACGCGGACGGCTGGCGCTGTGAGTGTTCTGGATGCTTCGATCAGATCGCAACCCTTGTCGGACTTCGTCGCTTCTTTGCCGACCTTGACCGAGACCGCCAGTACTGGCGCGACGCCCCCGGCTCCGTCGTCGCCACCGTCCTGGATTGGGGTGCCGGGCCCGGTTTCGAGCAGTGCTTCTGGGAGCGCGACACCAGCTTTCCCTGGCGTTCCGCACTAGAGTTCCGCCAGCGCAATCAGCAGCCTCGCGCTCTATAACGACAGGAGGCCGCCATCGCACTTAGGTCGATCCTCAACATTGATGTGAATAGCGCCGGCTTCGACGCGTTCGTCCGCAAGTTCCAGGAGTTCCAGAAGGCAGGGCGGACGGTCATGCCGACCGGCCCTGGCGGCATCGGCGGCGGGGCTATGGGCCAGTCCAAGACGGCGATGCAGGAGCAGTTGACGTTCGCCGATCGGCTGAACCGGGCGAACAGGCAACTGCTGCGTGACTGGCAGGGCATCCGAGACGCGTCCGCGCTAGTCGTGCGGCACGTCAAGGAGATCGGCAGCACGCTGCTGCACATGGGCGCGCTGTCGGGGCTGATAGGCGGCCTCGCGACCGGCTTTGGGTTCCTCGGCATGGATATGCTGGGGCGCGGGACGGCGGGCTACAGGCGCAGCGCGCTGGGCCTCGGCACGTCCATAGGCGGCATGCGGGCGTTCGGCCTCGACTTCGGCCGGTTCGTCGATACAGGTTCCGTGCTGGGCGGCGTGTCGGCGGCGATGCGCGATCCGATGAAGCGCACGGCGCTGCTGTCGCTCGGCATCAACCCAGCCGAGGGAGAGGATGCCGCTTCGGTGGCGGTGCGCACGCTGGAGCGCACGCAGCAACTCGCCAAGCAGACGCCGGAGTCGATGCTGGGCACACTGCTGCAATCGCGGCGGCTCGGCGAACTCGGCATCTCGCTGCAAGACCTGACGCGGCTGCGCAACATGTCGCCGGAGGAACTGCGACAGCAAGGCGCGCAATTCCGGACGGACGTCACCAATCGCGGCCTCAACCTGACCGACGATCAAGCGAAGAAGTGGCAGCAGTTCATCACGACGATCGACCGGGCGAGGATGACGGTCGAGACCTCGTTCATCCGTGGCCTGACGCCGCTCGCGCCCGCGTTGGAGAAATTGTCGCAGGCGTTCAGTAAGACGATCCAGGCGCTGCTGTCCAAGCCGGAACTCCAGCAATGGATCGACAACCTCGCGGAAGGCATCAAGCGGTTCGGCGACTACGTGGCGACGCCGGCCTTCCAGAAGGACGTGGAAGATTTCGCGACCGCCGTCGGCCGCATGGCGAAGGCGCTTGTCAGCGGCGTCGAGTGGATCGCCGAGAAGCTGGGAGCGCTGGGCATCGGCGTCGGCGGGAATGCGGGCAGCAAGACTGGACCAGCCGCTCCTGCCGCACCTTTGGGGCGCGGCGTGCAGCCCGGCGCGGTGCCGATCCCAGGCACCGGATCGATCTTCGGCAATCAGCAGGATACGCTGATGCGCAACCCGGACGGGACGATCGTCAACCCGTCCACCGGCGCGCTCTACCGGCAGCTTCCGGGCGGCGAGTTCCAGTGGCTCGGCACCTATGCTCCGGCGCAGAGGTCGTCGTTCATGTCGCCCGGCCTGCGCGGCGGCATCCAGCCGGCATCGTTCGCGGTGCCGATGACGGACCGGACGAAAGAGGCGCACGATTATTTCACGAGGCTCGGCTACAGTGAGATCGCGACGGCGGGGCTGCTCGCGAACATCAAGGGCGAGAGCGGATTCAATCCGGCGGCGTTCAATCCCGAGGGCGGCGGCCAGGGCGCGCAGGGCATCATGCAGTGGCGCGGCCCGCGCATCGACCAGTTCCGCCGCATGTTCGGCCACGATCCCAGCCAGGGCACGTTCGAGGAGCAGCTTGCGTTCACGCAGTGGGAACTGACGCACACGGAGAAGGGCACGGCCTACGCGCTGTTCGGCGCGCGCACGGCGGCCGAGGCGGCGAAGGAAGTGCTGCGGCTCTACAGCCGGCCGGACCCGATGGGACAGCAGCCGCTGGGCGCACAGCGCGGCGGATGGGCGGACCAGTACTACCGCAACTTCACCGGCGTTCCCTCTGGCCCGCAGAAGGCGACGAACGTCATCATCACGGTCAGGAACGAGACGGGCGGCAACGCGATAACCTCCATTGCCCAGGTCGCGTGAGATAGGATACAGTCGTCATAGACCGGTTCGAAGCCCGTCCGTGAGGACCGGCGGAGACTTGCGGGTTCGAATCCCGTCGCCTTGCACCAAAAAGCCTCGGCTGGATGATGCAGTGAGGAAGCGGGGCGCGGCTGCGTGAGGGACCAGCGCCGGTTGCGAAATTCCTCGGGGCCGGGATACGCGCCCCACATCGAGCGGGCCGGGGCGATCTCCATCGACAGGGAGCAACGACCCCGGCCACCCTTCCCAGAATCCCCCTACGATCGCCGTACACGGCGTCCAGCTTTTCCCGGTAGGGTAACAGCGGCCAGACCGCGCATCGGCGCCAGCGCTCGTTCTATCGCGGCGCCGGGCCTGTTTGGGAGCCAAGGGCACTTGCTGTATGATACGGGACCGGACGGCGCTTCCAACGCCGATCCGATCCCTGACCTGATCGCTACTGAGGGGCGACCATGGCTGCCGTCAAAGATATACTCCGCCGGTTCTATGTCTACATCATCTTCCGATGGGACGGCTCACCATGCTACGTCGGCAAGGGCAGAGGCGATCGGTGGCTGAGACATGCCAAGAATAGCACCAATCGCCACCTCGGGCGCATATATGCTCAAGCTGGCGGAACCCTTCCGATCATCAAAGTGCGCGAAGGGCTGACGCACGCCGAAGCATGCGAAACCGAGATTGCTTTGATTATCGCGATTGGACGTGCCGACTTGGGACGTGGCCCTCTGGTGAATTTCACCGATGGAGGAGAGGGTATGCTTGGCCATCGTCCATCCCCGGAGACATGCGAGAAGATTGCGTCGAGCCATAGAGGCCGACCGCTTTCCGCAGAACACAAAGCGCAGATCGGCGAGACCCAGCGGGGTAAGCCAAAACCTGACGGACACGGCGCCAAAGTAGCTGCTGCGCTTATCGGCCATGTCATATCAGAAGCGACTCGGGCCAAGATCGGTGCGGCAAATCGTGGCCAGAAGCGATCTCCTGAACAGGTCGAGCGGATGCGTATCGTCGCATCATCACCTGACGTAGTTGCAAGACTGCGTGCTGCCAATCTCGGGAAGAGAGCAACGCCCGAAGCGCGTGCCAAAATGATCGCATCGCGGAAAGGCAAGCCAAGCCCGAAACCACCTGGGTTCGGAGCCACAGTCAGCGCAGCAATACGCAGAAGGAAGTTATTAGCGCAGTGCCGCGAGGGGGCCGGCGCTGGACCATTGTTCGACTATCGACCGGAATCTGATCAATGAGTGGCTATTCGCCTGGGCTTTTTGCCTATCGTATGGGATTTCAATTGTGTCCAATTTTGTTGACAGGCGGCATCGCTGATTTCGTCCCCGGTAACATCCTGCCGATCACGCTGTTCACCGAGGCGCTGAACCTCGCCTTCACCGGCGGCTCGATCGGGCCGGATGACTTCTTCGCCAATTACCAGCCGCAGCCGGGCTCGACCATCATCGACAACCAGGTGGCGGTCTACCCCTTCGCCAACCAGGCGGTCGCGGCCAACGCGCAGATCGCCCAGCCGCTCCAGATCAGCCTGCGCATGATATGCCCGGTGCGCGATCCCGGAGGCTACGCGGCGAAGCTGGTGACGATGATCGCGCTGCAATCCACGCTCGACCAGCACAACCGAAGCGCTGGCACCTACACGATCGCGACGCCGAGCTTCTTCTACACCGACTGCATCATGACCGGGATGCGCGACATCTCCGGGGCCGAGAGCCATCAGGCGCAGTGGGTGTGGCAACTGGATTTCCTCAAGCCGCTGCTGACGCTCGAGCAGGCGCAGCAGGCGCAGAACTCGCTGATGGCCAAGCTGACCTCCGGGCAGCAGACTTCGGACAACCCTTCGTGGTCGGGCGCCGACGCGCAGGTCGGATCGATCTCGCCGCTCGCGCCCACGCAGCCCGCCGCCTCGGCGGCCGGTTCATCCATCGTCGGGCCGCAGAACGCATTCACGCCATTTGGCGGCGCGTCGCCTTGACCACCTTCATCCCGTTCGTCCCGCAACCCTCGCCGCGCCGCCCGCCGTTCGCCTTCACGGCGACGCTGGACGGGCAGACCTATCAGATCAACGCTCGTTGGAATGCGTTCGGGCTGCGCTGGTATCTTGTCTGCAATGACTCGTCGGGCAACCTGCTGTTCAACCTGCCCATGATCGGCTCGCCGGACACGGGTGACATCAACATCGTCAAGGGCTACTTTCTGGTGAGCACGCTCGTGTTTCGCGTGTCCACACAGACTTTTGAAATAAACCCCTAGTCATAGGGAGGTTAATATAAGGTTTTACCGCATCGAGATGAAATGGCACGACAGCGGCCAGCCGGTGATCTTCCCGTCGCTGAATGGTTCCGGCATGCCGCCGGGCGTGATCACGTCGCTGCTGCCTGACGGCACGACGAACCCCGCCGCGCTGAACATCGAACTAGACCTGCCGCAGTACTGGGGCCATACCGGGGGCGGCGACATATCAAGCTATCTGCGCATCTGGGGCCTGTCGCTCCTGGAACTCGGGCAGGCGTTCAATCTCGCAATCCCCACGAGGGCGGTGGACATCAAGATATTCGGCGGCATGGCTCAGGGCTACCCGCTCGCCGACCCGACGCAGCAGGGCATCATCACCCAAGGTCAGATCAACCAGGCGTTCGGCAACTGGCTGGGGACGGACATGACGCTGGACATGTACATCCGCCCGCCCGCGTCCGGCTCGGCGTACAACCCGGACAACCCGCTGAACTTCACCTTCACGTGGTCCACCGGCCAGACGTTGAAGGACGCGATCGCTGCGACGCTCTCCAAGGCGATGCCCGGCGTGCAGCAGAACATCAACGTCAATGCGAACCGCGTGCCGAACGCGACGAAGACGGGCTACTATGCCTCGTTCAGCCAGTTCGCCACGATGATCCAGGAGATGACGGCCGGCGAACTCGGGTCGGACGACATGGGCGTGGTGATGGCGCACACAGGATCGGCGGTGAACGTTTACGAGGGCACGCCTGGGCCGCCGCCGACGACCGGCATCACGCAGATCAAGTTCCAGGACCTGCTCGGGCAGGTGACGTGGGCAGCGCCGAACCAACTGACCGCGAAGCTGGTGATGCGCGGCGACCTCAACATCTCGGACTGGATACAGTTCCCGCAGGGTCTCGTGGCCACCACGACAGCGAGCGCGCTGCCGGCCTTCGGTGGGACCGGCGCCAATCCGTCGAACAACCTGACGTTCAGCGGCAAGTTCCAGATCGCGCAGATTCAGCATTGGGGGAATTTTCGCAATCCAGACGCACTTTCGTGGAATACTACCATATGGGCGAATCTACAGCCTCAACAGGGCAGCGGCGCGACTTCTACGTCTATGTAGTGTTCCGCTTGTCCACCGGCATCCCATGCTATGTCGGCAAGGGATCGGGCGGTCGTGCGAAGGAGTCGGTGACGAAATCGCACAATAAAGTCCTGCGCGGAATTCGGCGCAAAGAAGGGGACCTGCCGGTTGTGATAATCCGCGATGGTCTGCTTGAACCACAGGCATTCGAGATTGAGCGCATCATGATCGCGCTGATCGGCCGTCGTGATCTCGGAACCGGACCGCTGGTGAACCTGACGGATGGCGGCGAAGGTGTCAGCAATTTCGGACCGGAAACGCGATTGCGTAAATCGATCGCCGGAAAAAGTCGTAAACATTCTCCCGAAACGCTAGCGAAGATCGCCGAGGCCAGGAAACGATGGGCAGGACACTCAGAAGAAACCAAGGAATTCCTGCGAGCACTTTGGACGGGCCGCCGACATACTGAAGAAACTCGTGCCAAGATGTCTATATCGCAGAAAAGACGCCCTCTACCCGGCCCGATGCCCTTTGCCCAACGCGAAAAAATACGAACGAGCAATCTTGGAGTTCCCCGATCCATAGCGGCGCGGGAGAACATGACAGATGCAAAGCGACAATCTTGGGCACGTAATCCGGCGCAAGGCATGACCGGCAAACATCATTCCGAGGAGACGCTTGCAAAGATGCGCAAGGCTTGGGAGCGGCGCCGCGAACGTATGGCCACCTCCTGATGGCAGCTTCAAACGCCCAAAAGACTCCGCTCACCCGCGCGCTGCACGACCACACGCGGGGACGGGTCAAGAACGGCATCCAGCTTATCGGCAAGGCGCTCGCGTGCAGCGTCACGCACATCGTCTCCAGCAAGATCGTCACGGTCAAATGGGAGATCAACGATCCCGACTGGCCTGTGACGCTGCCTCCGGTGACGATGGCGGTGATGGGCACCGAGTACGTCCGCGAGCCGATCCAGGTCGGCTGCAAGGGGATGGCGGTGCCGGCCGACGTATTCATGGGCGCGATGACGGGCCTCGGCTCGGGCGTGGCGACGTTCAACACGCAGCCCAACCTCTCCACCCATGTCTTCATGCCGACCGGCAACACTGGCTTCGCTGCGGTCGATTTCAACACGCTCTGGCTGTACGGCGCGTCCTCCGGCACGCTGATCAGCGACAGCGCGGCGAACCATGTGACCGTGGCGATCACGTCGACCGGCATCACGATCAACCTGAACGGGCATACGATGCTGATCGAGAACGGCGACCTGCATGTGACCGGATCGATCATCGGCGGCTTCGGCGGCGGCGATCAGATCGGACTGCTCACGCACACGCACACGCAGCCGGCGGACAGCCACGGCGATACCGAGGCGGCGGTCAATCCTCCGACAGCGGGCACATAGGGGAGATAGACCATTCGTACTTATGGGCGCGTCACGGACCCGCAGACCGGCGCGCGGTGGTGGGTCCAGGTCGATCCCGACGCGAACGGCTTTGCTGATTCGGTGTATCTGACCGCGCTCTGCCAGACGCTCAAGCTGAACCTCGGCGAAAGCCCGTTCTATGGCGATTGGGGCATCCCGGCCAAGGAGAGCGTGCTGACGCAAATCCAGCCGGACTACTATGTGATGCGCACGCAGCAGCGATATGCGCCGTATTTCTTGTTCCTCGGCGTGCAGAAGCTTCCCGGCACGTTTCCGCCGCTGCCGACGTACGACGTGACGGTCATCTTCCATACCGGAGCGCAGGACTCGGTGACCGTGATACCCGTCGCTCAGGTGGACGGATTCGGCATCGTGCAGGTGGACGGCCACGGCAACGCCCTATCGACGGGCCAGACGAAGACGGGACGATATGTGGCGCAATAGGCTGCTCCTGCTCGCTGTGGTGCTGCTGGCATCCCTGCCGGCGATGGCGCAGAACAACTGCAATCCGCCGCAATCGCCGTTGGGATCAATGGGGTGCCAGCCAGCCATCCCGCAACCGTTCCAAGGCGGCGACCTGATCCAGGTTTGGCGGCCGACCTCGTTTCCGAACTCCCTGGGGACGGGCACGCTGACGAACCTGTCCTCATACATCAACCAGCAGTTCGGCCTGGTGCCCACCACGTTCACTTCGCTCCAGACATTCACCGCCTCGCCCACGGGCATCGCGGTGACGCACAACGAGACGATCGGCGGCGCGCTGGTAATGACCGGCAACCAGTCGGCGATCGGCGCGAACCAGTCGATCCTGACGGAGACATTCGACCAGACTCTGTCGAACTCAACCACTAACCAGACCGTAACCCAGGCTTATCTGACTCACAGCATCAACGGTCAGCAGCTTTGGAACAACTTCGATGTGATGTATTACAATGTCCCAGGCGGAGACAGCGTTGCCTTCCCAGGCGGGGATATCGTCACCCGGTACGTCTCGGCCATCCACCAGACCAATGCACCGAATGTCTCCCAGGAGACATTCATCGCGGCGATGAACGACTTCACATTGCAGCCGTCGTCGGTATCGGGGTCGCTGCTGACCGAAGAACTCGACATGGCTGTGGCCGGCGCGGACGACAGCCCGCACTATGGCAGGCAAGTGCTCCTGGTATCCGGGGCGAGGGCGCCGGGATACGCAGGAACCGATACTGTCATCACGCAAGGCATCAACCTGATCAGCGACGCCAACACGACATTCAAGAACGGTTTCGCGATCAACGCCGCTTTCAATCACGCAGGAATCGACTTCACGGCGGCGAGGCCCGTATCGAATGCACCGGCCATACAATTGGCGACGGGCCAGATCATCGGCCTGGACAACGCTGGCAGCGGTGGCATTCCTGTCGTCAGCATCAAGAGCGACGGCGCAGGCGTCATCAGCAGCACAGGTTTTGGAACCACGGGGGCGGGGCAAATTTCGTTCGCTTCTGGCGCAGGAGGCATAGGCTACGATTCCGGGACAAACTCGATCGTCACCTACTTCGGTGGAACCAAATACTTCTTCGTCAACTCGGCCAACATAACGGCGACGCCGCTTTTCACCGCCAGTGCAGGAATGATCTCGGGCGCGAGCATCCTCACGACGGCGGCTGGGGACATTGCGTTGTCCAAGTCCGCCGCATCGAATACGGCGCCTGGGGCTGGCGGCATGAGGCTGCGAGCGGTGTGCGGGACTTCGGGAACGCTCACTCTTGAGGCGTTCGCCGGCACGTCTTCGACGCCAGTGGCAATCGTCAGCAATGTCGGAACCGGAGTAACGGGATGCTAGGTCGTCTTCTGCTGATCGTCGCGCTCCTGGCGCCATCCGTCGCGTTCGCACAGGCACCGGCACCGACTCCGCAGGACCAGCAGCAGGCGGAGGCAGCGACGCTCGCGGACCTCGGGGCGCAGATCGTGTCGCTGCGTGCTCAATACCTCGCGGACCAGCGGCGCATCGCGGACCTCGAAAAGCAGATACCGAAGCCGCCGGACAAACCGAAGTAGGAGCATCGCATGGCAACGACTGGCTTCACGCCTCCGAACTCTCCTGTCGGCGACGGCCCTGTGGTGCGGGGCTTCTCGATCACCAAGAGCGACACGACGGTATTCGCCCCCACGCGCTACATCTTCGTGGGCGGCACCGGAGCGCTCGCGGTCGTGCTTGCTGGGGACGATACAGTGCTGACGCTGAGCGCGATCCCGGCCGGCACGATGCTGCCGCTCTGCGCGATCAAGGTGATGGCGGCGACGACCGCCACGCTGCTCGTCGGGCTGTACTGAGGGAGGCTGACATGCCGCTGCTCGGGGGTTCATCGCGCGAAGTCGTGTCCAAGAACATCGAGACCGAGATGAATGCCGGCAAGCCGCAGCCTCAAGCGGTCGCGATCGCCATGTCCAAGGCCGGGCTGTCGAAGAAGGACGATTGCCCGCAGACGAGCTACATGGACGCGTGCCGACGCGGCGACGGTGCCGCGATGGCCTCACACTCGGCGGCGATGCTGCGCGGTCGCGTGGTGCGGTAAATGAGCGGCTTCTACTTCGGGGACCCGCTGCCGCCCCCGAACCCGCTGATCTACCCGATCGTGATGACGCAGGCCGGGGTTCTCCCGCAGAACCCGCAGGACCTGCTCACGGCGCTCATCAACCTCGTCACGTACGGCACCGACCAGACCGGGGCCTCGGTGATGACGCCGGACCCCGGCTACACCGCGTCCCTGCCCGGCAGCCTGATCGAGGACATATCTTCAACCGACATAGGCGCCTGCGTGCTGATGGATCAGGCGCGCGTCGAGCTGATCAACTCGCTGACGCCATACGGGGCGAACGCGTTCATCCTGGCGCAGTTGGGCAGCCTGCTCGGCGTGCCAATCGGGCTCCAGTCGAACATGAGCGTGTCGGTCATCTTCTCCGGCACGCCCGGCTTCCTGATCCAGTCCGGGTTCCAGGTGTCGGACGGCAACCACACATACGTGACGCAGCAGCCCACGGTGATCGCGGGCAGCGGATCGTCGCTGCCGGTGACCGCCGTCGCGGAGATCGCGGGCGTCTGGCAAGTGCCGCTGAACTCGGTGACGACGATCGTCACTTCGGTTCCGACCGGCGTGACGCTGACGGTAGACAACCCGTTCGCCGTGGGCATGCCGGGGACGATCCAGGAGAGCGAGCAAGCCTACCGACTGCGCGTGCTCCAGGCCGAGACGGTAGCCTGCCAGGGCACTGCGCCGTTCCTTAAGACGCTGCTGTCGCAGGTTCCGGGCGTGGTGCCGAACCAGATCGCGGTGCAATCCGTATCCGGCGGCGGCTGGAAGGTGATCTGCGGAGGGTCGAGTCCTGACACTAACCAGATCGCGGCGGCGATCTACCTCGCGGTGCCGGACATCGGCATGCTTGTCACGTCCACCCTGGCGGTGACGGCGATCACGCAGGCGAATCCAGGCGTGGTGACGACGGACCTCAACCATCTGCTGGTCAACGGTCAGACCGCGACGATCAGCGGATCAAACCCGACGAACTACAACGGGTCCGGCACGGTGACGGTGATCGACGAGAAGAACTTCTCCATCGCGATCAACACGACCGGCTTCCCGTCCTACGTGGGCAGCGCGATCGTCACGCCGAACATCCGCAACAATCTCGCCACGATCGACGACTACCCGGACAGTTACGTGATCCCCTTCATCACGCCGCCCTCGCAGACGGCGACGGTGGTGCTGACCTGGAACACGCCCAACCCGTTCGCCGCCGCGATCGTATTCAATCAGGCGGCGCAGACGGCGATCATCCAGTATATCAACGCGATCCCGGTAGGCGCGCCGATCAACCTGTTCGCGATGCAGGAAGCGGTGCAGGCGGCCACGTCGAGCATTCTGCTTCTGTCGCAACTCACGCGCATGGTCTGGTCGGTAGCGATCAACGGCGTGACGACGCCGCCCATCTCCGGGACTGGCGAGATCGTGGGCGATCCTGAATCATATTTCACCAGCTCGCCCGCGACGGTCACCGTTACGCAAGGATAGATCGATGATCCGCAAGCTGCTCGCCGGCCTGCTGCTGATGTTGCTGCCCGCCTACGCGCAGGCGCAGCGCGTGATCTCGGACTATTCCCCCGCGCCGTCAATCAACCTCGGCGACAAGCTGCTGCTGCAACAGGGACCGCGCACGACGCCGTACACCTACGGAACGCCGGCGCAGTTGCAGACGCTGTTCCAGGCGCAGCCGTGGACATTCGGTGCGACAGGCACCGGCCTCGCCGTCACCAACAACGAGACGGTCGGCGGAACTCTCACTGTGGGCGGCACGATCGCTACGGTTCCTCCCGCCACCGGGGTTGCTTCGACAGACACCACGAATCTCCAGACTGCGGCGACGGCAGCGGCAGGAGGAATGATGATAATCCCGGCCGGGACGTATGCGCAGAACACACCGGTCACCATCTTTTCCGGCACCCACGTCCTTTGCGCCAGGGGCGCGATCCTTCAGGCATCAGCGACCTGGGTCGGATCGGTGTTCTTCCTTCTCACCAACCAGCACAACACGGATGGGCAGGGGGTACTCACCGACCACGACATCACCATCCAGGGATGCACGCTGGATGTCGGAACCAACCGGCCGACATCGTTCCAGTTCCATGCGATTCACATGGAATGGGCGTCCAGGATCAGGGTGCGCGATGTCTACTGCTTCGGCGGCGGCGATTGCACAGCGATGGTCGCGGACCAGGATACAGTCGTTGAAGCCAGCACATCCGTAGGGACAGGGAACGCCTGCTGGGATCATTGGTTCCATCCCGCAGACGGAGTCGTGGTCAATTCCTATTGTCAGCCGAACGCGACGCAGGGCGGATGCGTTCTTTACAACGGGCCGGAGAATGGCGGCGACAACAGCAGCACAACCGGAGGGTATTTCTCGGGACTGACCTGTACAGGGCTATCTGCTGGACAGGCGGGAATCTGGATAGGCTCCATCGCCGGAGTGCCGTCCGGATCAGGTGGACACGGGGCAGTGGTCACGCACAATTACATCGATGGCGGGAGCAATGCCGTCAATGCGTGCATAAAGAACGAGGGTGCGGAGGTCGGGACCATCATCGATGGAAACACCTGCATCAATGCCTCGGCGACCGCGACTTCGGGTATCGCTGACATTACGGACACGGGAGGCACGCCGACCGATACCGTGATCTCGAACAACGTGATGACCAACTGGGGCAGCGCCGGGTCGGTGTTCTGGACGGACGGTGCGCGGACGAAGATAAGAAGCAACCGGGTTGGGACAGCCACGTTTGCCTTCGATGTCCGGCTGAACGGCAATCAGGACTCCTCTGTGGATAATTACTGGCCGGCCGGAGGCAGCGGGACATACAATCTGAGCAGCGGAACGAATTACGTCATCAAGGACCTGTTCCAGTCGGCGCCGCAGACTCCGTCATCATGCGGCACAAGCCCGACCTTTTCCACTTCATCGAATGACCGTGCCTGGACGCTCAATGTCGGCAGCGGCGGTCCGGTGACTGCCTGCAATTTTTCGTTCCGGGTTGCCTTCGCCCTGACGCCGACATGCGTCGTCACGAGTGATCTTGCTGGGGCCAATCCAAGCATATCGGCAATCACCACAACCTCAATCACAATCGCCACGGCATCGGACGTGACAGGCAAACATCTCTACGGCGTCTGCCAGCAACCAGGATCATGAGATGAGCGGCGCCTACGTCGGCGATCCGTCCGGCGGTTATCTCGGCGATCCGTCCGGCGGCTACGTCGCGGACCCTGGGGGCGTCGTGCCGCAGGGGCCGCCGTTTCCGCCATCTGGCCCGGTATCCGTGACGCGGGTCCTGCCATCGTATCTCTATCAGCAGTACACCGACGACGACGCGCTCCAGACCTTCGTCGCTGCGTACAACGTGATGGCGCAGCAATGGCTGGACAACATCAACGCGCTCAACCTGCCGGTCTGGTCGAACCTCTCTGGCATGCTGCTCGATTGGGTCGGCGCCGGGTTGTATGGCATCCCGAGGCCGACGCTGTCCTACGTGCAGACGACGTTCGTCGCGGGCTACGGCGTCGCGCCCTACGGCTTCCTGCCATACGCCATGCCGTTCGGCACCGCGCACGTATCGGTGCTGCCGGTCAACGACGACATCTACAAGCGGGTGATCACCTGGCACCGCTACAAGGGCGACGGCTACCAGTACTCGGCGCGGTGGCTCAAGCAGCGCGTGCATCGCTTCCTGAACGGATCGAACGGAGTGCTCACGGTGAATGACAACACGTACGACGTGAGCGTGAGCTACGCGGGCGCTGTGGTGACGATCACCGTGGCGAATACGCCGATCGGCACGATCCTCAAGTTCGCCATCGCCGATGGCATCTTGGCGCTTCCGTTCCAGTATTCCTTCTCGGTGACATTGGTCTGACATGGCCCTGTTCGTCTTCTCCGACTTCGCGACGACATCGCTCGCGGCGGCGGCGTCCGCCGGCTCGACCTCGCTGACGCTGGCACCCGGTACGGGGGCGCTGTTCCCCAGCCCGCCGGCCGGCCAGGAATTCGCGCTGGTGCTGAACGACCTCGCCACGCGGCTGAAGTTCGAGATCGTCTACTGCACCGCGCGCACGCTCGACGTGCTGACCGTCGTGCGCGGCCAGGAAGGCACGACGGCCCAGGCGTGGTCGATCGGAGACCTTTGCTGGAACGGCCCCACGGCGGGGCAGATCGCCAACGCGGTGCAATCCCCGCACATGCTGGACGGCTCGATCAGCCCGACGTTCGGCAACATCACATCCAACGGAACCATCGTCGGAAACGGGCCTGGGTTACTTGCAATCGGCGCTGCCGGTTCCGGCAACAATTCGCGCATGGTCAATCTGGGAGATTTTACGGCTGGCGGTTCTGCTATACCGGGGTCAGGCTATTTGGTTTTGCCGAATAGCTGGATATTTCAATGGGGCGTCGGTACTACATCGTCCGGAGGCACAGCAACAGTCACATATCCCCTTCCATTCCCAACGGGAGTATTCGGACTGGCCGCTGTCGTATTTGGTGATCTCTCCGACTCGCAACCAGGAATCAGTATAACGTGGAATCCGCTCGATGCCGCGCATTTCCAGCTTATCAGCTACAACACTACCAGTTTAACGGGGCCGGTCTCCGCTAGTTATTTCTGCATAGGCCGGTAAATGTTGATCCCTCAGATCGACTTCGCGCTGGAGCCGCCGCCGATCCCATTAGGAGCGATGGCGCCCAACTCGGATCAGGACGGATCGTTCCTGATCGACGCGACCGCCAACATGACGCTGCGCGCGACGACGATCGCGAGCATCGGCTCTACGCCCATCGTCAAACGGCTGGACACGCATCCGATCACGTCGAGCGACATCGTGGTGTCCAACGTCGCTGTGCTCACGGTGCCGCAGCCGTTCGGCACGTCGGGCCAACTGATCCAGCCCGGCTACGGCTGGACGTTCACCGTCACGACCAATGGCAACGTCGGTTTCTATCTGATCGGCTTCCAGCTATCGCTCGCGAGCGGCAGCATGATCACGCGATGGGCAGGGCTTCCGGTGATCCCGTATCCCGGCTGACGGCAAACTCAGGAAAGGAACTTCGATGGCTCAGACGGGTTATCTCGCACGGAATGTCGAGAACTTCGTGGGCGGCAGCGTCGCGATGCCGGCGCTGGCGTCGCGGTATCTCGCCCTGTTCACCACGGCCCCGGCCGACAACGACAGCGGCTCGGTGGAGGTGAGCGGCGGCAGCTATGCGCGCGTCCAGATCGCGGGCACGGCGACGACGAATGCGACGACCGCCTCCGGCAACAACACGCTGCACTTCGCATCCACGCCCGCATGGATTCAGCCCGGCATGCAGGTGTTCGACAGCACGGCGCCATCGGTCATCCCCGGCAGCACCACCGTCTCCAGCGTCACCGCGACGACCGTGGTCATGAGCCAGAACGCGACCGGCGCGGGCGTGGGCAGCGGCGACACGATCCTGTTCTCCGCGTTCGGGGCGGCGACCGGCCAGGGACCGGCGACGGCGACCTCGGTCTCGACGGTGACGTTCGCGCAGGCGACCGCATCCTGGGGCACGGCGGTCGCGTGGGGCGTCTACGATGCGCTGACCTCCGGCAACCTGCTCGAATGGGACTGGCTCGGGAACGACCCCTGGTATCCGTGCTCGATCACCAACGCGTCTCCAGGCGTGATCACGGCGATCGGGATCACGGCTGGGTCCACCCCCGCGCTGGCGAACGGCGCGACCGTGGCGCTGACCGCGCGCTTCGGCGGCAGCATCGCGACGGGCCTCACGGCGGAGACGGTATACACGGTCGCGGGCCTGTCTTCCGACACGTTCAACGTCTCCACCAACACGACGAGCACCGGCTCGGCGATGGTGCGGCAGATCACGCAGCAGCCCATCGCGATCAACGTGACGGCCTCCTTCTCCACCGGCAACCTGATCCTCGCGGCGGCATAGTCCGCCGTGACGCACCGATGGGCCGACAGAGCCGCCGAGTACGTTGCCGCCCCCAGCGGCAGCGCGGCCTTTGCCGTGTCCTCGACGGCGCAGTGGCAGGCGAGCGTGACGGGCCTCGCCGGCAACTGGATCACTTTCGCCAATATCCCCTCGATCGCGACCGGCGACACACTGTTCTATTTCGCATACGACGCGAGCGGGAACACCGAGATCGGCCTGGGGACCTACAGTTCGTCCGCGCACACGCTGACCAGGACGACCATTCTGGAAAGCACCAACAGCAACGCAGCGTGCTCGTTCGTGGGCAACGTGCTGGTGGTCAACACCGTACCGGC